TGGTTCCTATGATTGCTGGGGTCTTATCATGGCATGGCATAAGCAGCATGGCGTAAACCTCCGAGACTTCCGTAAGCCTTACGAATGGTGGAAGCCGGAGTATGGCGAAAACTTATACCAGGACAACTATTTGTCCGAGGGCTTCATACCATCGCCGGATCAGGAAATGCCGAGGCCCGGAGATATGGTGATATTCCAGCTTCAATCAGAGGTGTGGAATCACGCTGGCATTTACCTTGGTGATAATCAGCTTTTGCACCATATGCAAGGTAAGCTGTCAAAGATAGACGTTTATTCTGGCTGGTATCAAGAACACGCCAAAATGATTTGCAGACACAAGGATCTAAAATATGAACGAGATTAAGAAGATAAAACTATCCGGTTCACTTGGACGCCGATTCGGCGTTTTTCACCGCTTCGCCGTTGATAGCTACCCGGAAGCCATCCGGGCGCTGTCATCTCAGGTTGCCGGTTTTAAGGACTTCATGCAAAGCGAGATCGGATCGCGTATGCAGTTTGCGGTTTTCGTTGATGGTCGAAACGTTGGGCAGAATGACGAACACGCATGGAAATGCGCCAAAGAAGTTCGCCTGATACCGGTTCCGACTGGTTCAAAAAATGGCGGTCTGTTAACTGTTGTTGTTGGCGCTACCATCATGGCGGCGGCTTTCTTTACTGGAGGGGCTTCACTTGCCGCGATGGGTAAGATCGCAACATCTGCTTTTCTGATGGGTGGCTCTATGGTGCTTGGTGGCGTAATGCAAATGATTTCTCCGCAGCAGGGCGGAGCAAAGATGCAGATTAATAGCACTGAGAACGCGCCGTCATACGCTTTCGGCGGCGCAGTCAATACCACGGCGGCTGGCTACCCGGTTCCTCTACCGTATGGTTACAGAACTGTTGGCGGAGCTATCTGGTCGGCAGGCAGTTATTCAGAGGATAAAGCATAATCAGGGGCCGCATTGTGCGGCCTTTTTTTTGCCAGTATAATGGACGAAATAAATACCACAAAAAGGAAAGACAGATGAAGAAGAAAGTGATATCGGGCAGCAAGGGCGGCAGCGCGAAGCCGCATACTCCAAAAGAAATGGCTGACAACCTGATCTCGATCAACAAAATTAAAATCCTTCTCGCCGTTTCTGATGGCGAATGCGACCCTGATTTTTCTCTCAAAAATCTTTATCTTGATAACGTTCCGGTTCAAAACGAGGATGGCAGCTACAACTACCAGGGCGTCACCGCAGAGTTCAGGCCAGGCACGCAGACTCAGAGCTATATCAAGGGGTTCACCGATAGCTCAAGCGAGATCACATTGCAGCGAGTCATTACCAATGACAATCCTTACGTCATATCAGTTACCGACAAAAACCTTTCTGCGCTGCGAATCAAAATGATGATCCCGCAGGGCGTGAAGGTCGAAAATGACGGCGACCGTGTGGGTATCAGTGTTACTTATCGTGTTGATATGGCCGTTGACGGCGGGGCATATAAAACCGTTTTAACTGATACGATAACAGGGAAAACGACCAGCGGATATGACCGAAGCCGTCGCGTTGACTTGCCGGACTTTAACGATCAGGTTTTGGTTCGCGTGTCTCGCGTGACGCCGGACAGCACAAACTCTAACGTTGTGGATACGATCCGCCTACAAAGCTACGCGAACGTTATCGACGCCAAATTCCGCTATCCCCTGACAGGTATTGTGTACGTCGAATTTGATTCCGAGCTGTTCCCTAATCAGATCCCAACCATATCTGTCAAGAAGCGCTGGAAGCTTATTAACGTGCCGAGCAATTATGACACGGAGTTGCGCGAGTATTCCGGCACTTGGGATGGAACATGGAAGAAGGCGTGGAGCAACAACCCGGCATTCGTGCTTTATGACCTGATAACCAATCAGCGCTATGGCCTCGATCAGAAAGAGCTTGGCATCGCCATTGATAAATGGAGCATTTACGAAGCGGCCCAATACTGCGATCAGAAAGTGCCTGACGGGAAAGGCGGAACGGAGCCGCGCTATCTGTGCGACGTGGTGATCCAGAATCAGGTAGAGGCTTACCAGCTTGTGCGCGATATTTGCTCTATCTTTCGCGGAATGAGTTTTTGGAACGGCGAGAGCTTGTCTATCATCATCGACAGGCCGCGCGATCCGTCTTACCTGTTTACGAATGAAAACGTTGTAAACGGAGATTTCAGTTACACCTACGCCAGCGAAAAGAGCATGTACACGCAGTGCAACGTCACCTTTGATGATGAGCAAAATATGTACAAACAGGATGTCGAAGGTGTTTTCGACGTTGAAGCATCCATGCGATTTGGTTACAACCCGACCAGCATTACAGCCATCGGTTGCACGCGCAGGAGCGAGGCTAACAGACGCGGGCGCTGGATACTCAAAACCAACCTTCGCAGCACGACAGTAAACTTTGCAACCGGACTTGAGGGCATGATACCGACAATTGGCGATGTTATCGCGATTGCGGACAACTTCTGGAGTAGCGCGCTTACACTTAGCCTTTCCGGGCGCGTGGCAGAGGTTAGCGGATTGCAAGTTTTCCTGAACTATAAAGTTGATGCCCGAGCAGGTGACTTTATCATCGTCAACCGACCTGACGGTAAGCCTGTGCGACGCACTATTTCAAAAGTGAGCAGCGACGGAAAAACCATCAGCATGAATACCACGTTTGGGTTTGACGTTCTGCCTGACGCTGTTTTTGCAATTGAGCGCACAGATATCGCGTTGCAGCAGTATGTTGTTACCAAAATCACTCGTGGCGATGACCAGGAGGAATTTACCTACAGCATAACGGCGGTTCAGTACGATCCGAACAAGTACGACGAGATTGACTATGGCGTCAATATTGATGACCGGCCAACAAGTAACGTGACGCCAGATCAGCTTGAGAAGCCGAAAAACGTTAAGGTTTCTTCATATTCTCGCGTAGTGCAGGGAATCAGCGTTGAAACCATGCGCGTAACCTGGGATAAGGTTCCATACGCCAGCCTCTATGAAATGCAATGGCGAAAGGGTGATGGCGACTGGAACAACACGCCGCAGACGGCCAACAAGGAAATAGAGGTAGAGGGTATCTATGCCGGTAACTACGGCGTAAGGGTTCGCGCTGTTTCAGCGCAGGGCAGCGCTTCCGTCTGGTCTGACATTGTGAACGTGTCGCTAAAAGGCAAGGTGGGAGAGCCTGGCGCGCCGGTCAATATGACGGCTTCTGATGATGAGGTTTTCGGCATCCGGGTTAAGTGGGGATTTGCGGCAGACTCCGGAGATACAGCTTACACCGAATTGCAGCAGGCACCGAACGGCGCAGATGGTCATCCTATTGAGGATCAGGCAACGCTGTTAACGATGGTTCCATATCCGCAATATGACTACTGGCATAGCATTCTCCCGGCTGGCTATGTTAACTGGTACAGGGCGCGGACTGTGGATCGCATAGGCAACGTGTCGCCGTGGAGTGAGTTCGTAAGGGGCATGGCGTCGGACGACACCAGCATCATAACGGATCACATTAAGGTTGATATCGAAGGTTCTGACGGCTTCAAATGGTTGAAGGAAAATGCGATTGCGGCCAATGACAAGATCCACTCATCGGCGGAGGCGGCCATTGAAAACGCCTTAGCTAATGATGCCGATGTTCGCATTCAGCAGGTTAAAAATGGTAAGTTCAGGGCGCAAATCAAAGAGAGCCTAAAACTCATCGCCAGCGAAACAGAGGCCCGCGTGACGCAGGTTTCACAATTGCAGGCGGAGGTTGAAGGCGAAATGTCGGCCATGAATACCGAACTGCGAGAGGTTATCGCAAACGGAGATCAGGCGCTCTCTCAATCCATCCAGGATCTGAAAGCGCAAATTGGCGACGATATCCAGGGTCAGATAACGCAGGTTCAGCAGGCGATAGCAACGGAAACCGAAGCCAGGGTTTCGGCAGATACCGCATTATCAGCGCGTCTTGGCAACAATGAGGCAGCGCTGAATGAGAAGCTTGATTCTTGGTCTAACGCAACCTCAACCGGCGCTATGTATGGCGTCAAGCTTGGTCTACGGTATAACGGAAAAGAGTATGACGCAGGGCTTGCATTGTCGCTTGTGGGTTCTGGAACTTCGGTAAAATCGCAATTGCTGGTTAGCGCTGACCGGTTCGCCGTTATCAGCAATGCTTCGTCGAACTCTTTCGCGCTGCCGTTCGTTGTTGAGGGATCGCAGGTGTTTATTAACAGCCTTTTCGTTAAGGATGGAACAATAACAAACGCCAAAATAGGCAGCGTGATCCAGTCCAACAACTACACATCTGGATCTGCTGGATGGACGATAAACAAGGCTGGCAATGCCGAGTTTAACCAAGTGACTGTCCGTGGTAGCATCTATGCCACTGATGGCCGATTCTCTTTGGCCGGTACTGGTAACAAAACCGTTATAAACGGCAATGGTGTTACCGTAAACTTGCCCAATGGCGGGCGAATAGTTTTAGGGAGTTGGTAATATGCCTAGCGGTTTACTTATAGATTTACGTGACGGAGGGCCAGCAATGGAAATTACGGCGGGGCTTAGATGCCCCTCCTATTGCGGTTATTCTCCCGGAAGTAATGGGTATGGTACAAGCATACCAATTCCGGGATATGTTGCTGGCTCTACCGCTGTATTTTCTCCGCACGTCACGGCAAATATATTTGCTAGCGGGACGGTTCTTGTTCCTGATATAGACGTAATGGCTGGAGTTTCTCAAAGTGGAAGCAATTTGGTGTTTTCATTTTGGTCTAATTACAATGCGAAAAGCATCACATACAAGGGGAATATATGGCAAATATTTCCGGCTTCTCAGTCAAGTAATATTGGCTTGTATATATCGGACAGCACTGATTTTACTACAATTTCCAACGGAAGCATTGTCGGGCAGTGCATCTACAGGGGGCGTGTGACAATAAATGGTTCATGGTCTCCACCATCCGTGGCTGGATTTAACCGGCAATCATACGCTGTATTTGGTAAGTGGAGTGCGGCAGGTGTTGTTGTTGAATATGACGGAAACGTTATAAGGGCCGTTCAGGAAAGGAACGGGGCCAACGTTAACGCAAGCGTAACTATGGATGTGGTTATTTTTGCAACCGGATCGGCTCCGGTTCCTGGTGATGGACTTAATTTCTTTAACTCTGCCGGGCAATGCACATTCTCAACTACAAGGCGGCCATTTGTTTATTCTAATTCATATTATCGGCCATCCGTGGCGGGAGTTGATATCGGAGACAAATATATACTTTTGGGGCGGTATGGTGCCCAAACTGATGTTTCAGGGGGCTGGTGTTACGCAAAGTTTCAGGGTCTTGTCAGATCCGGTAATGTGGTGAGAGTCGGGCGCGGGTACGTGGCGAATATATGGACTTCCGAATATTCCGTTGACGTTAACAAAACCGCAGGCGTAAACGTCCTGCTTCTAAACGATATGTACTAACCCGCTTCGGCGGGTTTTTCTTTATCTGTTGTTCAAATTGTTCTCATGTGTTCACAACTTGGCGCTCCGTAGATTTTGCGCAAAATTTGAGCTAAATTACCATACCTTGCAGCCTCCCCTCCCCCATAGATATATATGAAAATTAAAGGTTTATTTATTTATTTATCTATATGGGGAGGGGTATGGGATGATGTTGTTCATGTTGTATCTGTTTTTCGGAGGGTATTGGATATGTTTTGCGATTTGAATATATGATTATTGATATATGCGTATATTTATATGGGTATGCCGAAATCTCAATACAGCGTTAACATTTTAATATTCTGCATGAAAACATTCACTTACAGTGCCTGAAAACATTGTAGACATAAGAAAACAAATTGAACATCCAAAGTGTTGCCATTATCAGCCAAATGGCATAGAATCATTCAATATCAACAAAGGAGATGGATATGAGTGATTTTAAAGTTTTCACGCGCGACCAGATGACTAACGACTTCTATCACGATCCGAACGCGTGGACGGCTGAATATGTGAGCGGATCGAGCCTTGCAGAAGTTTTCCAGTCCTGCCCGGCAGCGTGGAAGTTCAGGCCGCGCGATGACAAAGCAAAGCCCCTGGTTTTTGGTACACAGTCTCATACCAACTATGAGAGCGCAGAGCTTTTCAAATCCATCTACCGCAGGGCACCAAGCGAAGATGACTACAAGGATCTGATTACCAGTCAGACAGCGCTGGCAGCGAAGCTTAAATCTTTTGGCCTGAAAGGTACCTCCGGAAAGACATATCCAGACCTTATCAAAATGATGGTTGACTGCGGCGTGGACTTAAACGTCTGGTGGCTTATAGAAATGATCGCAGAGTCGCAGGCGCGCGCCGATGGAGTCGAGCTTGTTCCACCGAAAGATTACGATGCCTGCCTGGCAATGCGCGCCGTCCTGGAGAAGATACCGGAGCACGCAGCCAGTATGAACAGCCCTACCGCGCAGCGCGAGCTTTCCATATTTGGCGTTATCAATGGTGTTAAGGTTAAGGTTCGACTCGATCACGTTGACATAGTTCACAACGTGACGGTAAGAGAAATCGTTGGCACCAAGCCGGACGGCACGCCGGAGTATGAAGAAAAATTCTATCCAACGGCCATCGTGATAACCGACTACAAGACGACGCAGAGCGCCAACCCGAAAGAGTTCGCACGCCATGCGTTCAACTATGGCTATTATCTCAAGATGGCGCTACAGCGTGATCTGTTTAAGGCGGCCTATCCGGAAGAAAAACGCCCTATTATCGTGCGCCTGCTGGCTCAGGAGAAGAAAGAGCCTTATCTGCCGATAGCTTTTCGAATGAGCCAGGCGCAGCTTAAAATTGGGCGCATTCAGTATATGCAGGTCATCCACACGTTCGCGATCTGCCAGAAAACTAACCAGTGGCACTCTTACGAATTGGGTGCGCCAGAGGTTGAACTTGAAACGCCAGCATGGGTTTTGAAGGAATACAGCCAGTATCTTTGATATGGCACAAATAGCTAAACATCATGGCGGGCAAGAGTTATAATGCCCGCACAATCAACAAAGCAGGTGATTTATGAAAGAAGAAAAAATCAGCACTCAGGAGTTCGTGTCTCTTATCACTACACGAATCAGCGAGCTAGTTTATGGTTATGTGTCAGGTTTCAACCCGGACGCAGACCGCGAAACTTTGGAACACATGATTTCGGTTATGGTCGCCGGTAATGAGCTTATCCTGCGCATGACCATGCTCAAGGGTGACGCCGAAGCTGAAAAGCTGATGAGCGACCAAACCATGTTGCTGATCGAAAAAATCCGCCAGCGCCACAACAAAAAGGATGGTGAGTAATGAAACTTTCCGAAAAATTCGACCAAGTTCTGCCCGCGCTGTTAAAGGCAAAACGTCAGTTTGTGACCGTGAAGAAAGACAAGAAGAACAGCCATCTGCATAACACCTATGCGACGCTGGATAGCATCTTGCAGGCCGTCACACCAGCACTGGTCAACAGCAATCTGATGCTGATGCAGGACATGCTTGAAAGCGACGACAAAACGCGAATGAAGGTTGAGACAACTATTCTTCATGAAAGCGGGCAGTGGGTGAAATATTACTCCGAAATCTGCATTGTAAAAAACGATCCGCAGGCGTGCGGCTCAGCGCTGACATACGCCCGACGCTATGCAATCGCAGCCGCCCTGGGCCTTGCTCAAGCTGATGACGATGCACAGATCGCCATGAAGTCGGCGGAAGAATGGAAGCGAGACTTTGACCGCGCCAAGTCGGTTGATGAGCTTGCGTCTCTTTTCCGATCTGCAATTCAGTCGTGCGACCCGGCAAGTAAAATCGTCATCGTCGAGCACAAAGATAAGCGCAAGGCAGAGCTTGAGGCAGAAACGGCGCGCGGCTTTGATGTTCATGACGTGAACAAAAATCTTGCGGTTGACTCAGGCAAAGAAAGCCAGGTAACATTCGAAACCTCAAGCCAGCCAATCGAAAACTTTGATTAATGCCCTTCGGGGCATTTCAGGAGAAATAAATGCACATTATTACCGGCGAGATCCGAAAGGAGCCTTTTACCAAAGAGGGGCCGAACGGGAAGCTTTATATCGTGGAGCTCTCTGAGCGGTTCAAAGACCGTGAAGGAAACGCGCAATACACCAACTACAAATTCTTTTTCAATGCCAAAAACGACGCGCTTCGCGGCTGGTACGATGAAGCATTTCAGCTTGGCAAGGTTGTCTCCATTTCCTGCGACACGCTGAGAGTGGAAAGCAATGAGCACAACGGTAAGGTTTATCTGACGTTATCGCCTGGCGGTTTTGCTAACCTCAATTTCAGCCAGCGCGGCGGCGCGCAGCAGACTGGAGGCGGCAATCAGCAAAGCGGCTGGGGGCGACCTCAACAGCCGCAGCAAAGCGAGCAGCCTAAACAGAATAATCAACCGCCAATGGATTTCGACGACGACATTCCATTCTGATAAAAATAAAAAGGGGCCAAATGGCCCCTTTGTTTATTGTGGATTCTTAAGCAACTCAATTTCCGCTTTTAGAGACTGAATTTCATCTCTCATCGCCTGCATTTCCGATCTGACCTCCTTAAATGCTTCTACATAAAGCGCTGACATAGCGTTGTAGTCAAGGCTTAACGGATCTTCTACCTCAAAGCAATTTTTATCAAGCGTCTTGCCAACCTCGCCAACGTGAACAGCTTCCGGCAATACTTTCTGTACATCCTGGGCAATAAGACCGGCGTTCCTGACAGTGTTTTGCGTCGTTGTGTGCATTGAATATGTAACGCCTTTCAACGAACAAACCTTATCTAGAGCGTCTGTTACTGGCTTGATCCAGAACTTTGCGCGCTCATCAGAAGTTGACGAAAACTGTACGGCAGTACAAACACCATTTGCTCCATTGATGCTTAATGTTCTGCCAATTGCGCCAGTTCCAACGTTGTCCGGTCGAATGTTGATAACCTGGTTATCGTTGCAATATATGATTCCGCGATTTCTTTCGTCAGCATTCTTAAAACAAACGTAACAGCTTAAGCTGTTTGACGACGCGATCGTGTTTACATATCCTTTTCTTGCATCCAGTATAGGAGCGGCAAGATTCATAGCGTAGTCAGCGCCATAATTAGATATTATCCTGCCGGATGGGTTAACAGATCCATCGTTTTTAATAGTAAAAAATCGTGGCCCGGTTGTGTTTCTGTTAACCAGCGCAATTGAGTTCGAACTGGTATCAGCCCACAATTCAGCCTGAACAAGAACGGTTCCATCACTTCCGACAACCCTTGATGTGATAGCTGGGCTTCTCGTTGGCGTGTCACTATTCCTTATTGCGTTAATATCACCAGAGGTTGTAACGACATTGAAGGTGACGTTGCTGGAATCACCCAGGCCAAGATTAGTTCTTGCTTGTGGAACACTGGCAACATCTGAAAGGTTGTTTCCCTTCATCATCAGCTTGGATGTATCCAGGCTATCTGCCAGACCTTGTGCTCGATCAGCTTCATTTTTCGCCTTCGTTGCAGATCCGGCAGCAGCCGATGCGCTGGCGGCGGCATTGGTTTCACTGGTCTTTGCCGCAGAAGCGCTGGACGCAGCATTGGTTTCGCTGGTCTTGGCCGCTGATGCGCTGTTAGACGCAGAGGTAGCACTACCTGCGGCATTGGTTGCGGAAGTCGCAGCGGCGGTTTTGCTGTTGTTTGCGGCGGTAGCGCTGGACGCAGCGTTGGTTTCGCTGGTCTTTGCATTTGTCTCGCTGGTCTTTGCCGCAGAAGCACTACCAGCCGCCGCAGAGGCGCTTGCCGCCGCGTTCGTTTCGCTGGTCTTGGCAGCGGCAGCGCTGGCAGCAGCATTTCTTTCAGCATTGCCAATGCTTGCCGCACTATTGGCGGCATTCGTCTCACTCGTTTTTGCAGCCGATGCGCTGGCGGCAGCTTTGGTTTCGCTGGTCTTGGCAGCGTCTGCGCTTGCCTGGGCGGCGTCAGCGTTAGCCTTCACATCTTGCGTGACCGTTTCAAACTTTTCCCAATCGAAGTTTTCAAGGAACTCGACGAATTGCTCGTATTGGGTCTCACGGCCCTGATAGTAGCGAAGGGTTTCCGCCACATCTTGCGCCAGGCCGTCAACGGTTATTGAAGTGGTTAACAGGATCACGTAGTCGCCGCGCGGGATTTCCACGCCGGGGGCATCCGTTACCGTCATCTCAGTATCGGTTCGAATGTCACTGATAGTTGCGAAAGTGGTCGGGCTGGTGGCAAAAGCAATGGTGCAGCCTTTGCGGATCAGGGAAAGCGCGTCTTTCCATTTAGTGCCGTAACCAGTGACAACGCCATCGGCGCTTACTGATGCCTGGCCGGTTTTGTAAATAGCCATAAAATCACCTTATCATGTGTTAAATTCATGGCGATAATAGCATTACGGCACCAATAAAAAAACCCGCCGTAGCGGGTGTGGTTCGGTCATAGCAGGATTGCCGGGTCGAATATCTTTTTCATTATGCCCTTTTTGAAATCACCATCTACCGGAAGGAGAACTTTTAGCTGTCTTTCCTCCGCCGCGATTATCGAATCGCGATCATCAGGATGGCAAATGACCCGAATCTCTCTTGGCCCCTTGTATCGGAACGCGACCATCTCGATATTGTAAGGAGTAAAGCACGTCCAGATCTCTTGCCCGGTAAACAACCTGGCGTGTTGCGAAGCTATCCAGTCAGAGCAAAGGTAAATTGCCCCATCGGTATTGCCGTTCACAACAACCGATCCCGGCGTATATCGCTTTGCATAAAAAGACTCGTTGCCAGACTCATCAATGAAAAGAATGTTGCAAAACTCATCATCCGGGCCGTCATCATGTACCAACCTGCATGGGATGGCGTGAATTAGCTCATCAGCGGCAATCTCGCGCGGTTTCTTCCCCACGAAGTACCATTCGCCATCCGGCAGAGAGATGCCTTCATAAACGCTTAGAGGCGTTCTTACTACTGCCTCTGTTCTTTCCATTACCGCAAGGCATTTCTCATGTTCAACCTGAGCGCCAAAGTTATAACCAGTGGATCTGGATGCCTGCTTATTTTTCTTGATCCTGTACTCCTGCGGCACCTTACCCAAAAAGCGGCCCAGGATGTTTATGACCTCCGAGTAAGGCTCGCCGGTAAGCTTCATCATCCAGCCGATTCCGGTATCGTTTCCGCACGAGTTACAGATCGCGCCGCCGTCTCCAGGCTTGTCCAGGTTGTCAGTCCAGCGAAAGCGGTCTTTGCCGCCGCAGTGCGGGCATGGCTGATGCTTTTTGTTGAATACCTGAGGAGACAGCCCGCAAATAGACTGTAAAGCATCCTTCCACATGCCGCCCATGTATGGCAGTACATCCTCTTTCTGGTACATCATAAGGTTTTCGGCGTTCATAGCACCTCCAAAAATAAAAAGCCCACGCAATGATAGGTATACGTGGGCGCTGATGTTTAGCTTTTCGTGCTACCGCGAAGTGGGCGGTTATGACGGAACGTTGTCAGAAATTCACGGCGGCGGCACTTCGTCACCAGGGGTTTTCCGTTCGCGTCAAATTGCAGATCCGGTCGGCAGAATCTGGCGCGGTATCCGTTGCACTTGTTCTTTTGATAGTCACGATGGACAAGGCGGGCACCTTCGGCAGAAATCATGCCCCTGATGCGCCACTGCTGAACGGTTCCCATAGAGACACCTAAGCGCTTTGCGATCACGGAAGGTCGACCACCAAGATAATCAAGCACAATCTCCATGCGCTCACGCAAGCCTGCGCGAACTTCCGGACGCAGAACATAATAACCTTCACGGCGCTTACGTGGCTTTTTGTCAGGCCCGCGCCGCGTTCCATTGTTGCCGTTAATCTTGCGCTTATCAACTTTTGCAGTAGACGCTGTAATTCGTTCCGGTGTAGTCATAGTGTCACCTCATAGCATTTTTTGTTAATAGGGAAGTTCGTTTCGGTGTATTATACAGGCAAAATAGCACTTTTAAAGAGGTGAGAAAAAGGCATGATTCCTAACATTGAAAAGCAGATCGCAGCGCTGGGGCCGGAAAAGATAAAATCAATTCAGGAACGATTCACCGTTGGCGAGATTGTTCCATACCCTTACCAGTGCGTTGCTTACGTTGAGATCGCAAAACGCCTGTCTATGTACCAGCATCCATTTTTCGTAAAGGCTTCCGTGTCTGCCGGTAAAACGCTGATGTTTGCAATGGTTGCTGCGCAGTGCCAAAAGATGGGCCTGAAAATGCTTGTGCTGGCGCGCCAGGCGGAAATTGTGGATCAGGACTCCGAGGAAATCAGCAATCTGAACGTTCCAAATTCCGTTTACTGCGCCGGGCTTAACTTAAAAAGCGCCTACTTTCCCATCGTCGTTGGCTCCGAGGGAAGCGTGGTTAACGGTCTTTATAAGGCGCTTGGTGACTTCGCGCCTAGCGTGCTTGGCATTGATGAATGTCACCAGGTCGATTGGGAGGATTTGGCCGAAGCGATTGACCGCAAAGAAAGCATCCTCCAGATGATCACGCCGAAAGGCGAGAAGATTCCAAATCCTGATTTCGATATCACCAACCCTGGCGAGGCCGAAGAATTTCTTATCGGGCCGGACGGGCTTCCATTGACCGGAACAGGACGTGCGCAATACACGATCATCATCATGGAACTGATGAAGCGATGCCGGGAAGTTCACCGTCGGGAATTGCGTATTTTTGGCATGACAGGATCGGAGTTCCGGGGAACGACACCAATTTTGGTTGAGGACAAAAAACAACTTGGATTCTGGCGGGAGCAGGTGACGGATATTAATACCAGCTACCTGGTGAAGTTCGGCTCCGTTGTTCCGACAAACTTCGGCGACGGCGGCGGCCTGGGATATGACCTTTCAGAGTTCCACGCCTCGGAAGTTGACGGCGTTCAAGACTTCGATCTAAAAACCCTCAAGGCGATGGAGAAGAAAATCGAGTCGTCCGGCGACATGACAATACGAATCATGAAATTCGTTCATGAGGCGTGCAAAAACAGGAATGGCGTGCTGGTTACTTGCGCAGGGGAAAGACACTGCAAGGAAGCCGCCGACGCTTTACCAGAAGGTGTTACTTACAGAATCATTACCGGCAAGACGCCGGAGAAAAAGCGAGCAGCATGGCTTAAGGAAGCATTTGAGGGGAAAGTAAAATATATTTTCCAGGTAAACGCTCTGACGACTGGCGTTAACGTTCCATATTGGGATACCAGCGTTATTCTTCGCAAAATAAGCTCTCTTACGCTACTTATTCAGCTTTTGGGCCGTGGGATGAGGCAGTTGAAGAAATGGCACAAGGAGCAGGGATTTACCAAAGACGATCACCTTGTGTTTGACTTTTCAGGAACTATGGATGAGCTTGGCGAGCTTTATTTTGATCCGATACTTGAACAGGCCCAATACCAAAGCCGAAACCGTAACGGCAAAGACCCGAAACAATGCAAGCTTTGCGGAACGTGGAATAGTTTTTATGCTCGACGCTGCATTAACGAGGTGGACGGGAAACGCTGTGAATATTTCTGGAAATATCAGATTTGCGAGGACAGAATTGATCCGAGAACTAAGAAATTAATCCATCCTGGTTGCGGAACGAAGAATGATGTTGTTGCTCGGATATGCCGTTGCTGTGATGTTTCGCTGGTAGACCCTAACGCAAACCTGAGCCACAAGCATTACACAAAAAACGACTGGTTTGACGTCCTTTCATTCAATGTTGGACTGACAAAAAACCAGCGAGGCATCGTATTTAAGTATGAGCTTTCCCATGATGGCGATTCATTCATGGCATACGAAACATTCTTCCCGGAATCAGATAACAATATCTGCCGAAAAAAATGGATGAAAGCCGCGCTTGAACACATCAAGGGAGATAAAAAGGCGGCGGGCATCGTGGCGAGCTACAAGAACGCAAGAAAGATTATGCAGTATGCGTACCTTATTTCAGCGCCGGTTAAAGTGACGCACCGTAAAACGGCGAAGGGTCAAGACAATATCTATAAGAAGGAGTTCCAAATTGACGATTAAAGACAAAGGCGATTATCTGGAATACTACGAGCCAGATCCGAGCGACACCAGAAAGGAGGAAAGCCACCAGGTAGATGGCGTAACCTTCCTTCGAGTTCATCATGAAGATTTGCTTTTTTGGCATACAGTTAACGAGGGGAAAAAGCATATCCACTCCGCGCTACTTGATGACCAAGCCGGTCTACTAAAGGGAGTTTCCGACTACGTTTTCCTGATTGGTCTTAGCCGCCCAGGCTGCAAGTATCCTTTCGGCGCTATCGAGATGAAACGCGTGAATAAGAGCGGGAAAGGAAAGGCTTCACCGGTCAGTAAGGAGCAGCGCGAATTTTTGCGGAAGGTTAGAGAGCGCGGAGGATTCGCCGCCGTCACCTATGGAGTAAATCAATTCGAGATCGCTGTTGCCGATATGCTGGCAAATAGCACGAATAGCTAAACAGTGCCAGGCGATGCCGGGTATCATTATCTAGTCAACTTAAAGGGGAAAATCATGAAACGCATTGTTTTAGCAGTAATTGTCTCTGTGACACTAACCGCATGCTCAAATACTCCGAAGCCTGATGGCTTTTGCGCTACCAGCGTAAACGGTCAGTGTTTGCAGGAATGGCGAGGCGGCCAGAAAGTTTCTGTCGGCGCGGTGGATACTCGCTACTCCGGCCTTGTTCCTGACGATGGCGGTTTTACCGGGTCTGTAACCATCACTACTTTTGACTATCCGAAAGGGATCAAATAATGAAAGACAACAATGATATCAAGACAATCGACAACTTCATTGACAGCAATTTGCTTGTTCGTTCTGCGCTGGCGTCTGGAGGGCATTACCAAGCTGTTAAGCCGAATCAGTATTTCAAAGTTACCGGAAACCGTTATTTAGGGTCTAAGACTCCTGACGTTGTTCGTGACCTATGGGAAACGAACGACGAAATTATCCAGTGGCTTGAGAATCGCTACGGAAAATATGATCTGGATGCTGCGGCGTCGGAATCAAATAAAAAGTGCGAAAAATTCTACAGCGCAGAAACTAATTGCCTCAAGCGCTGGTGGGGAAGTCGAAAGCATGTGTGGCTGAATCCTCCTTATAGCGCACCTGACCTTTTCGTCTTAAAGGCTATTGAGCAGATGGAGCACGACAACCAAATTGACATGCTTCTACCTGCCGATCCGTCAACTGCCTGGTTTGCCGACGCGCAAAAGCACGCTGCGGAAATCATCTGGATTATTGGCGATTCATGGGAGGAAGAAGGCCGCAAATATTCCCGCACCGGTCGCCTGGCCTTTATTTCAGGATTAACCGGCGAGCCGGTATCTGGCAATAACAAAGGCAGCGTGATTTTCATCATGCGAAAATTAAAAGATGGTGAGACTCAAAAAACCAATTACGTTAAGATTTCCGAAATATGTCCATCTGTTCTTAATCGCCGGGCAAAGGCAAGGAGTATTTGATGCGAGTAGCTGCGTTAACCGATAATGGCGAATGGCTTTTATTCCGTGGTCTCGTTTGCGAGATGATAACCAAAGACGCTTATGCGTCAGCGGTAATTCCTGATCCGTGGGATTTCTCCGGCGCGCTTGATATGAGCTTTGAGGATATCAGAAAGTACGACCTCGAAGAATGGAGCGTTTACATCGCCAGGGAGCTTGAAAGCTTCGTCGAGTGCGAAAAGGAAATGAGCAAAAAGCACTAAATGCTAAACAATGCCCGCTTAATGCGGGTATTATTTTTTCATCAACCAAATGAGGGCTTCAACATGAAATACGCAAAAACTATCAAAATCGTACCGGCAAAACCTCGCGTTTTCTTCCCGCACCTTCTCAACCTTTCGCGTTCCAGCATTGCCGATTATCTGAAAGATCCGAAAGAGTTCTTTCTTGATGGCGCTATCGGACAGGTCTACTTTAACGCTGCGCATGGCGTAGAAGCTGCCTGGGTTTATGAGCAGATGGCGAGATCCTTTGACCTGAATGGTGAAATTGATGAAGGTTGATTCTGGTCGCCAGGCAGTTTGGGAGCACGCAAAGGAATGCGGGCTTGATGATGACATAAAGCGGATCGCGTCATTCTTCGACATATCGGATGTTAGTATCATCGGCAACGGGCGCATGACATACCTCAAGGAGAAGCCGAGGAAGATGATCCGCGTTCCTGCCGTTCCTGTTAAGGTTGACGCGAAGGCCATCGTCAATCAGACGAAGGAGCAAAAGAAAAGGTTAAGGTGAATTGTGTGAAAAGTTTTATCGGGGTAGTATTGGCCGCGTTAATCACCTGGTTTTTTGTTTACATTGTGGTAATGCAATAAGGATCTGAAATGAGTCAAAAGAAAATCACCGATGCGCAGCTTTTAGAGGAACGTCGCAAAGGTTTAACGCTTCGCGAAATCGCCGAAAAATACGGTATGCACGTTCGCACCGTTGAAGCACGCAGCGGAAAATTAAGCCGTATCGGTCATGGTCATGGCCGCGACTATTCCGGGATGGTTCCGGACGGTTACAAGGTAAAAGGCGTATCAACCCTGGTAGGCAAGGATGGGGAATTTAAGCAGGCCTGGCTGAAAACCGATCAGGACAAAGAACGCCAAATGGAGTTAATGCGGATGGCCGTAGAAGCCCTTTGCGAAGATGTTAAGCCGGTTGCTCCAGTTCCTTTCAGCCAGTCCGATCTGCAACGAATCCACTCTCAACATCTTCTCAACCTCTACACCGTGTCAGATTATCACCTGGGTATGCTGGCGTGGGGAGAGGAATCAGGCGACGATTGGGATATGAGCATCGCGCGCGATTTGTTCTACAAATGGTTTGGCGCTGCATTTGAGATCTCTCCAGCAGCCCGCGTCGGCGTGATTAACTTGCTGGGTGACTTCGCGCACTTTGACGGCCTGGAGGCTGTTACCAATGCAAGCGGTCACGTTCTGGATGCCGACACGCGATACCAGAAGCTTGTCCGATACATGATCCAGATGGTCAAGTCTGTGGTGACTATGGCGCTGGAGAAACATGAAGAAGTTCGGCTGTTGATTGTTCAGGGCAACCACGACGAAAGCGGCATGATTTGGCTTGCAGAGATGTTCAATGCGCTTTATGTTGATGAGCCTCGCGTCATTGTTGACACCGACCCGGACGTGTACAAGATGATCGAGCATGGCAAGACGTCGCTTTTCTTCCATCACGGTCACAAGGCAAGATTTGACGCCATTGAGGCGGTCATGATCAGCAAGTACCGCGAAACGTTCGGGCGCACGCAATACAGCTATGCGCACGTTGGGCATCTGCATCATCAAAAGCTGGTAGAGAGCCGGAACATGGTTATCGAGCAGCATCGGACGCTTGCGGCAAAAGATGCGTATGCGTCTCGCGGCGGGTGGTTGAGTAAGCGCAGCGCAAACGTCATCACTTATAGTGACCAGTACGGAGAAGTTAGCCGGTTAACTATTTCCCCGGAAATGCTTAAGTGAAAAATAAACTTTTCTTTAAATAGTTAACCCTTTGGTAACAAAGGCTTATAGAGAGCGTCCATATTGGGCGCTCTTTTTTTTGTTTCAATATTGGCCTTTTGTGGTTAGTATTCGCGATACTCCCATTGACAAAATTAAGCTAATAAGGTTTGACCATGAAAGAATTTTTAAATCACGGCGTAATTAATCAGAGTGTCGGCGGCTTCGGTGGCGCTTCGATTTTCTCCGCATTAAGTGGTGAGTTAATCGTGGCGATAATCAGTGCCGCGTTCATGATTGCCTTTGCCGCCTACGGAACTTATCTGCGCCATAAGGATAGCAAGGCGCTTCATGATGCGCTTGAGCGCGGGGCAATTGAAGAAGCAATTCGGATCAGGAGCAAAAATTAATGAGCATCAGAAAAGTAGCAGTCACTGGCGTTGTTGCTGGCGCTATCGCGCTGGCAGCGCCGTTAATTGAAATGGTGGAGGGCACAGAGTACACGCCATATTATGACGTTGCCGGAGTTCTTACGGTCTGCAACGGAATCACTGGCCAGGACGTGGTACCCGGTAAAACCTACTCCAAGCGAGAATGCCGGTTGTTGCTTAACAAGCACATTGAGAAGGCGGCAAATGCTGTTGATTCTTCCGTTAAGGTTGATATCCCTGACAGCATGCGCGCCTCGCTCTACAGCTTCACGTTCAACGTTGGCGCGAGCGCTTTCCGCAACTCGACCATGCTTAAGCTGATTAACCAGGGCAAGCTGCGGCAGGCGTGTGACAAGCTTTACGTCTGGAACAAAATCACCAAGACGCAGGTGAAAAACGGCGTCAAGAAGAAGGTGAAAGTTGTTAGCAATGGCCTCAACAATCGCCGCAAAGAAGAACACAAAATGTGCGTTAAGGATCTGAAATGATTAAATTCAGAAAGAAAATCCTGGCGGTTCTTATACTGGCCGCCCTGGTTTCTGGATGTTCTGCAACGTCTGCGCTGACCGGTTTAATCGGGAGTAAGCCGGATATCACGGCGCAGGCCGGGCAAGAGAACGTTAAGCAAACGGTAGGCGTGACCGCCAAGAGCGACTCAAGCACCGAGCAGGACACCAGCATAAAAGGCTCATCAGTCGGCGCGGTAGACACGTCGAGTCGTAAGAAGGTTAGCGCCAGCAGTATCCAGGCGCAGACAATCACCGCAGACAAGATTGAGATCCGGAACTCGGATTCAGGATGGATAACGGCGGCGGTGGCGGTGGCGGCGATATTCTCGGTCATATTTATCCCGCTTCTCTTTGGCTGGCTGGCGAAAAGAAAAAAGGCCCAATAACGGGCCTTTTCTTATTCCATCAACTTGACATGCACAAGCAACACTCCATCTTCATCATGCAAGTTGTGCTCGCTATCGCCGAAAGCCTTCATATCCGCCCTGAGCAACACCAGCAGGGCATAAATAAACTGGTCATGCGAGATTGAATTTACGGCGCAATGCTTCATAACTTCGTCTATTAGCGCTTGCGACGCCGAATAGCTCATCATCACTCATATCCCCTATGTTCATCATCTCCCTGATATATTCGTTCTTCATCCCCTCAAGGCTGTAAAGCTCAAAACAGAATGGCCGACGCGATGGCCTGGCGATTGCATATCTGTCTTTGATATCCAGATATCCGGCAGTTGCCATCCTGCCAAAAAACTCACGCGATACCATAGAGGCGAACGTGCGACGGTTGGTATTGGCAGCGCGCGCCAGTCGATCACACTCCCTGTGATCAAAGACGAATTTGGCGAGTTGTTGACGGTTGAATCTGTTCCATGACTCACACCAGCGATACAGATCGAGAAGAAACATTTCTTTAACCTATCAGCATCGGGTTAATGAATATCGTCGTGTTGATAACGCAGATGTAGTTCCTCGCCTCAAGCATCGGAAGCAGGTCATTCTCAAGCCTGCGCATGACGCCAGCCTGCCCGGTAAACGGTTTAACCTTCCTCGCGGCCTCATACAGCGCACGAACACTGAGCATCCCCTTGTTTGCCTTGCCGTGGCGGCTGATGATATCAATCAGCTTGCTCATCTCTGCATCGTCACCAGCATGGCCGGAAGCGTTGGCCGCGCTGATGTAGGTCTTGCTTAACTCGTTAAACATCACCAGCGCTTCCTGCATCGTCTCGACGCCGATTTCACGAGACTTTTGCGGGTTGCCTTTCGGGTTAAACCAATTGCGGATCACATGCACAACCGCTGCCAGTCGAATGACCTGCTTATCCATCTTACCGAGCGCGCCGCGCAACATCGTGTGAGAATATTTCCCACCATCTGCCAGGTGTGGTTCCATCTCCTGACGCGCAAGGTTTAGGCATCGCATGGCAGATTTGCTGACAGTAAGCTTCACGTTTTGCTCTGCCATGATGTTGTGAACGAGCGTGAAATATTGAGCCTTTAACTCATTATCAACCGGGCAATACGTTGACTCGCCGCTCTCATCCACAAAGCTACGGCGGCCAAGATAGCTTTCTTCACGCACCAGCAAGAAACGTTCCGATACACCGATACCGCGTGACCCGGCTTCCATGATCCCGTTGATAGTTTCATCCTGGGCGATTACCGCCATCGCGCCGAGCGCCTGGAATGACATGTTGTTGTCCGCATTGGCGCGGGCAATGGAGACATATCCGGCATCCCACGCCTTGAGCACCAGTTCGCTGTTTGTTTTGCGCTCACTATTGGCATAGGTCAGACCGAGAAGGCTGTTGATACTGGTCGCCTCATCGGAAATAACAGCAAAGTTACCCTGGCGATTGTTGATTTTCGCCAGACCTTCCGGCGTCGTGTCTGATACCGGAAAAACGATATCCCCCATCTTTTGAAGCTTTTCCTCAAGTTCCTCTTTTTGCTCAAAGAGCGCGGCCATCTCAGTAGATGACTTCTCAAGCTTCATCTCTTTATTCAGCGCGGAAAGCTTAGCCAGCACCGTTTTGCGTTGCTTCTTGCGCGCCTCGTTGATGCGCTCAACCTCTGCAATCATCGGGGCAATCGCCAGTGAGTTTATAGCTGATTTACCCGTCGATGGCGGCTGACTGGTTACAACGTAAAGCGCCGTTGGCTGGTCGGTGCCGTGATACTCGACTGTGAACTTGCCGAGCATGGCGGCGGATATGCAGCCGAGGAAGTGAGCATAAGCGGACGACTCCGGGAATTGCACTGAATTAGCCATATTGCGCGCCAGCTTCCCAACAACGTCGATATCATTTCCGAGAGAGATAACAGGGTACTTATCAGATCCCGTGTTGATATCCTCGACGTTGTTCCAGAAACTTGACGATTGACGATAGCCGTTCGCCATAATGGACACGCGCACCGGCGAAACGCCCTGAGATTCAGCGGCGGCGATAATTTGCTGTGGGGTTAATTTGTTGGTGTTGAAATCATCAAACATTTAATGCGATCTCCTTTTGTTGCCCGCATTGTAGATCCGATATCTTAATTTTTTTTAGCCTTTCGTGCTATCGGATTCGGCAGTCGGGCAAAATAAAAAGGCGGCATAGCCGCCCGTTCATCAAAAATATTTGGCCTCGAAATAGTACGTGTCGGCGCAGGAGAAGCCTAATTCATCACGGTAAAGGTTCCACGGGTACCCATCATTATCGAAAACAATGCCGCCGACCGATCCAAGAGCGCGCCCCTTCTCGATCCGGTAGCGCTTGCCTTCGGTAAAGGATTTTTTGCCCGGAATGTGATGCTTCACCTGGACGCATTTAATTGTTCGCGTCTTTATTTCTGTGAATCTAGCGGACGGATACTCATAATCAAAAATAAGGCCCGCGTCGTTAACGCTGGCTGAATATTTATCCCTGCCAATGCAGATGGATAGCTTTCCATCGCGACCCTCTACAATGCGATACAGGCGGCCATATTCATATCTTGAATTTTCATTCTCGGATGTGCATTTAGCGTAAAAAGATTTGGACATTTTATCACCTCAGATAATGCCCCGTTGCCGGGGCGGATTGGTTATTCCGCAACCTGGCGGATGACGTAGCCGTATCCCAAGTAACCGTTTCGATCCTGGAAGGACGAAGCGCGCAGGCGTGCGGCAGTCTCTCCTTTGACAGTTGCGACAACGTAATCGGTAGAGTCCGGGCCGTTTTCCACCACCTCGAAAGCTGGTACATTTTTAGTGGTCAGGTCGTATGTGTTCATCGTCTTACCCTCATTCATTCGCGGCACCGCGCCGCCTCTGAAAAAAATAATACCCGACCGAGGCCGGGTAGTTTTAACAAAAAATGCTATCGTGAGTTTGCCAGCGCAACGGCGCGAGCGAAGCCGCGAGGTGTAAGCGAGCGGATCAGCTTTGTCTTTGCCGACTTGCCGCCGAGATTTTTCCATCCAGGGTTTTCTTCGCTCGGCACCGGAACTGATAGCGGGTGAGGATGCACGTATCCGTTACCTGTCCAGATGCAGGTTTTTTTCTTATAGGCATCGCGCGCCGGGATGATTTCAGGGAAAGCCGGATGCTCGAACTCATCGGCGCGAATCCAGCCGCCATAGTCACACGGGTTGAAAATGTAGTCAGGCTTTCGCCAGAGCGTTGACAGCCTGCCGACAGGGTTTTCGATGCAGTACGGCGCACCAAAGTGATCGGCAATGAGCGCGGCAATTTTGCAGGTCTGCGCGGCCTTAATCTGAAATTCAGGGTCGGCCTCTGACTTTTTGGCCCAATGGCGAGACCCGCTACCAGCCAGGTCGGTGCAGGGAGGGAATGCCATCACGAAGTCAGGATTCCCCCATTTGCCTTTACGGGCAGAATCCAGAAATTCTTCATCAATCCAGACGTCAACATACTGGATGTTTTCGTGATGAATCCGCACAGAATCATAGCTTCCGTGGTCGGCGCTCTCTGCATTGAAGCAGATCACTTGATGGCCGAGGCGTGCTTGCTCATAGGCTGAATAGCCGGAGCCGTCAAAAAGAGAGAATACAAGCATCAGATCACCTTAAAAATTTTTTCAGATTCATAAACCGGAAGCCGTTGCGCTGGCTTGTCATATCTTTCGCCATGCAGGACGAAAATTTCAATGTGCCCGAGAATGCGCTGGCGTCTTGCTGCGGCGACATACCAGGGCTTTTTAGAGAGTCCGCCACCTCTGACCGGCACAAAAATCCAGTCGCCGTTTTTGATCTGGTCGGCGCGGATTGGCTTTACCTTTGGCTTGCTCATAATCACCTCAAAACGGCATACATTCGCAGCACGCATCCCCGCCACGACAACCGCAATCATAACCATCGTCGGCATCAATAACGCCATCGCACATCACGAAGTTCGGATCGAACTCGCTTTCTGCTTCCATATCCATAGCGCCGAGAGCTTCATCAAGCGTTACCTCAAGGTATGCTACCTTTAACGCCCACTCCTGGTTTAAACCAGCTTCTTCGGCCTGATGCAGACGAAAGAAAAATTCGTCATCATGTTTTTCACACATTATTTGCAACTCCTTAACGTTTCTATTACCAGGAAATAAAACACAAACCCTGGCACCAGCACATACGCAGCAATAGCGATAATGGCTATCGCCGAAGCAATTTTACGCCATGTTTTCATCGGAAGAAATCCACCGCCAGAAGGGCCAACCACAACAACAGCGCCAGGCGAAGATGAAAAACAAACATCTCATCCATCACGATCCGGTACGTGTATTGCAGGAACTTATTCATAATCACCTCAAATTTGAGGGCGGCGCGCAACATCCGCCCTTGTGGGTTTACCGCTCAGGAATGCCAGCGCTCGATAAACATATGCAGGCTGTCAATCATGCTTTCAACATCTCTTTCCGTCGCACTGGTTAATGCGCTGCCCGGCTCTTTGCCAACAACATAGTTTCCGTTGGCGCGGCGGCTGATTACGATCTGGCGAACGCCAGGGTAATTCGCCAGCTTAACGATAATGCGCCCTTTCTTTTTGAGACATCCGATAATGTTAATGGTCTTAACGTGCATTCCTTTTCCCTCTATTGGTTGGTTTAAGTTCATATTGCCACAAATGCCGGATCACGTTTTAGCTTTTTGTGCGGCGACTAAATTTTAATCTCCCACGACGCGGCGAAGTCCTGGACGTAGTAACACTCTCGCGGATGCTCCTGGCCGGAAATCACCTGGCATCCATCGCACATCAGATTGCACGTTGAGCAGGACGACCCGCCCACGTTGTGCATCACGATACCCAGGCCGTTACACCTTCCCCCGCCAAACCGGTGAGGGAAATCATAGGCACCGCACCGACAAACCGGCTCCGGCTTCCGTCTACGCCTTGCCATAAACGATTTTCCGCAGGCCAATATCATGAGCGATGGCATCCAGCACGCCCTGCATAATGATCTCGCTCCTGATCATGCCGGTATGAAAACCAAATTGCGCAGAAAGCTTTTTGTTGATGGCCGGAATAAGCGATCCGTAACCGTACTTGTTCCAGTTGCAAATGAGTCGGTCATCTCTCAGATCGTAAAGGTTGACAACCTCAAACCCATCCTTTTTGGATACCCAAAGCTTCATACCGCGATTAAGCGCGCAGTTGCGCAGTCCGGAGCTAATCCGCATTATCAAAAATCCTCATCAATTCGCCAGTTTAAGTAAGCCGAAGCCATGACGCAAAAAACCTTTGCCCGCGCAAGAAACTGCTGCCGGTTGTCTGCATAAAGCGCCATCTCACTTTTGCTGGATATGAACTCAGGCAGAAGTGAAAGGTTAATTCCAGACAGTTGACCTCGGTACATGGATTTTGCCTTTCCTATCGTAAGACCGCGAAGCACCATCCCTTCCAGGTCATCAATGCGATCCAGACAATAAAGGCTTTCGCCAATAGCCTTACGTGTTGCGATATCCATCAATCAGCCCTCCACGTTGGTAGCAAGCCAGATCGCATGAGCCTCGGCCATTCTGGCAAAGCGAAGCGCCCGCGTGTGGAATTGCTCTAGGCTGGAGGCTGAAAGCGGCCAATCCCACAACTCCGAGATATGTTCCGGGAAAATCTCCAGGTCAACGCTGACAGATTGATACCGGAACTTAAGCGTGCCCAGGCAGTCGGAATAGCTTTGAGCCTGAACGCAAAGCATCTTTATCATCTGCATATCGCTCACAATGGCTTGCGCCGTAGGCATGTCCAGCTTCGAGACTTTCTTGGCCATTCCTCAAATCCTCATTGGTTGGTGAGTCTCAAGCATAACACTCTGAACGGGATCGTGTATGTGCAAAAAGTGCTATTTAATGGATATTCTCTTGCTGGTTAAATTTTGGTTACTGGATTAGTTGATAGCATTGTTCGCGCTGAATTGTGTCACTGCGACACTTTTGATGAGGGATGATGGATGGATTGAATAATGCGAGCATGTCAAGAGGATTGAGGAAAAAAGTTGTCGAGAGTTGGTCACTTTCTGACCTGTTAGCATCGCCTGTACACAAAGTTCACGAGCATACAAAATCATCCTTTGAACAAAATTGGTTAAATTTTGAGCAAAAACGCCGCGCGAAACTACCCCTATAGCCTCCCCCTCCCCCCTTAGATATATATGAAAAATAAAGGTTTATTTATTTATTTATCTGTAGAGGGAGGGGGGAGGGGGAGAGGGGTAATATGGATGTTCAAGTGTTATTACATTTGCGGAAGGTTTTTACCCCATTTCGAAATCAATCTATATGGTTGTGTAGGTATATATAGGCATATATATGGGGTCGAAAATCCTCCGCAGCAATTGAACTGATGAACAAACTGGATTAATTACAATGAAAACATCAACTTACAGATTTAATTTGGCAATTATCTGTACAAAGCTGAAAATAAATTAATTTTACAGCTTTAAACACTTTACATCATAATTGAGATGCCTATAATCCATATCAACTTTAACCAGTCAGGAGGAATCCACGTGCTAACACCATCCGAATTTAATGACATGCTGCGCGAGTCTGGCCGAAAGCTGGGCATGGGCGAGGTGCAAGAGGTACTCGTGCCGTTTGAGTACATCGCTATCAACCTGGCGCAACCTGAGAAGATCTCAAAGTCATATCTGCGCAACATCATCTCCCGCGTCAAAGAGGTTCAGGCAGCCGGCAAGATCAAGATGCGCACCGTCAACCATCCGGAGCGCGGCGAGTGCTACCGCTTCACCATCGAGCCGGTTAGCGAGATTGACAGTGCCGACAAGGAGGCAAAAGGCATCGTGCGCCGGGCTGCGAAGCTGGAAGAACTCCGCGCGCTGATGGATATCCAGCCGAACATCACCGACCTGGAGCCGGAAGCATTGATTCCAGCAATGGAGGCTGTGCGCCGCTTTCATGCCCACATCCAGGCACGCATTGACCGCCTCAGCAAGAAAGAGGGCGATGAGGAATGACAGCCCGATCCGTCAGATTCCCCGATTGGGATGATGACGCCTGGCTTGACATTGACACCGGCGACGGCGACCAGGCCGCCATCGTCATTATCGAATCCGGAGCCGTGACCGCCACGGCCAAAACCAAACTACAGGCGACAGAGCCTGTCACAGAGGAATAAGCATGAAAAACGTCGTTATTTTCGATCTCGATGGCACCCTGGCTTGCGGTAAACACCGCCTTCACCTGCTGCCGACAAAAGACCTCCACCTCACAGAAAGCTGGACTGAGTTCAACCTGGCTTGCGCTGATGATGCGCTGATTGAGGCCAATGCAGCATTGGCCGAGGCGCTTTGGTATCAGGACTATGAGGTCATCATTCTGACCGGTCGCAGCGATATTGCTCGCGATCTGACAGTGGTTTGGCTTGACAAGCATGGCATCTACCATGACCGCCTCATCATGCGACGCCACGACGATAACCGTAAGGACACCATCATCAAGGAGGAAGAATTACGTCGCATTGGCCTGGATCGCATTCTGCTTTGTGTCGATGACCGCCTGGATGTGGCGCGCCACCTGCGCAGCCTGGGGCTAACCGTCCTGGTCTGCACCGAGTACGCCGACACCGACCGCGTAGACCTCGGATCGCATGGGGTTGATAAGTGATTATTGAAGCGGGAGAGGTGGCAACTCCCGAATCCTTGGCGGCCAATGTGCCGCCTGGTGCCACACGTACCGTCACTCTATTCAACCATCCCGCATCCGGCACCGAGCTTGCGCGCCAGATTAACGCCCTGGGCCTGGCGGTTCATGCAACCGTCCGGAGCGAGCGACACGACCAGTCAACCATAATCATCAAGGCGGAACTATGAAATTGATGATAACCAACAACGGCGACTATGACGGAATGCGTCACCTGACATTCCCGATCATCATGGAGTCGCAGACGGCGAGCTTCGCCAACGGTCTGGTGGCAGTTAGCGTTTCCGAAATGGAGAGGGTGGGTTATGACTTCCAGGCAGGGCACCAGCCAGGCGACCGGCCTGACACAACCGGGCGCGACGGATGGCTTGCTTTCGTTATCGGACTGGAGGCGGAAATAATCGGGCAATAGCACTTTTTGCTAAAACCGGATCGCGTGCTTTCGGTATTATTTATCACATAGGGCGGCGCGGTGCGGCCCACCAGTGAGAGAGACGAAGCCATGAAAACAATCAACGCAACCACCAAAAAATACGCAGCAAAACGCGGCCTCGACGTTACCCTGGAAGATCTGAACGACGATGGAAAAATGCTGCTGTGCGTGTGGGAAGCGGATAACGATTGCGAATGGATGTTCTCCTGCCTGGTAAACCCGAACGGCTCCTACACCTGGAACGGCAACGTCTACCTGGACAGCGCCATCAAGGAAGAACTTCCGGCGACCATCCGCGACGAGAAACACCTTCGCGAAGTTCTGGCCTTCATCGCTGCCGAGATGGCAGCCTAACCTAACCGGCCCCGCAAGGGGCCATCACTGAGGGTTTTGCAATGAAAACTGTAGAGATTTTGCACGCAGCGGGATATCCGGAAAACTACTTTTCCGGCGTAAAGTTTCCTGCGCGAGTAAACGCCAAAACTTACCGCTTTGGGGATAATGCCGAGCATGAATTGCCAGATCTTATTCAAGTTACGCACGAAGAACTTGTGCGCATTGGGTACACCGGCCCGCGCCTGGAGTGCGGAACTCTGAACTTTGGAAAGTTCAATCATTCATGGCGCGATGTGGAAGAAACGCCGTTCGACTTCTGGAACGCACTTAAATCATCCCGCGACGTTGGCGCTCTGCCAGCCTGACCAAGCCGGCCCATTATGGGCCATTACCGGAGCAACACCGATGAAACCACAAGAGATCAAACACGGCGACATTCACTGTTTCACCAGTTGCGGCTTCAACTGCAAGGCCACTGTGCTTGAGCAAGTTACCGACCACTACAACCTCCTTCTCCTGGAAGTTGGCGACGGCTGGAAAGTGCGCACCTGGCATAACTGCGGATGGAATGCCGAGTTGGTGCATGAGCTGAGCGGTCTCTTTCTGAATGACCAGACAATCCGCACCAATCCGCAACAGGTCATTCAAGATGAGGTTAAGCCGGAGTATCGCTATTACTGCTACAACTACAGCGGCGATAACACCAGCCAGATCCGTGCATATGGAGCGACGCCAAAGGCAGCGATTGAGTCGGCCATCGACCAGGCCATCAAGCGTTCAGATGCCTATGTAGAGCTTGTCAATAAATTGCGTGGCAGTAAGAAAGACTCCATCGTTGAACGCTGCCAGGCTGGCGCAATAGCTGCGCTTTGCCTCCTGGCTAAAGGTCACGGCGTGACAAAATCCAATGATGCTTTTGAACTTTATGCAGGACACCGCCTGGCATTCAGCGACCGACTCGACATGATTCGAATCCTGGAGTTTTACGCCAAAGGCGGCAAATAGCACTAATTGCTAAATACCCGATCACTGTATCGGGTATTCTTGCTTTGTGGGCGGCGATGGGCCGCTAATAACTGAGGTAAACCAGATGGATGAAGATAATCGTAAAGACCTGGATTTATGGTTTGGCCTTTCCCGCGCAAGCTTTCTGGTAATTCCGCGCGTAGCTATGCAGCAAATGCCGAAAGAATGGCAAGAGAAGATGGCTGAGTTGCTAAACCAGTATGATGAGACAATCAACACAGAGGCTTTTGGTGTTAAGGGTTGTCGAGTTCAGGCGCTTGATGGTTACGGCAAGCTGATGAAAATGCCTGGTGAGTTGGTGAACTACAGACACCCATCAAATGAAGTTAAATCCGAATTGCTTTTAAAAAAATAACCAACCTGCCCGGCTATCCGGGCCAATAAGGGAAACTATGAAAAGCTTAAAATTAGATCTGAAAAAGTTATCGCCGGAAGCCATCGACCGCATCATTGAAGCTGTCCGCAACGCGCCCGCTGGCAACGTCATCTTCGAAAGTGAGAAGGTGGAGGCGGATGGCGCTCCAGATCTGGATAAAGTAATTTACCACTTCCGCGACTTGAACGAAGGGTTCCCGGTTGAGCGCTTCAAGGCCGATTATGTTATCGCCTGGATGCTGGCTAATTATCCGCCTGCGCCTGTATCCGTGAGGGAGCGTGCGGAGCCGGTGGCGTGGCGTCACGATGACGGGCCTTTCGCTTCGGGGGCATTAACCAGATCAAAATCTGTAGCTGAAGGTTGGATTGGGAATGGGTGGAAAGTAACCCCACTCTACACCGCACCGCCCGCGCAGGCTGTGCCTGAAATAATCACAACACTGGAACGGCAGCGCGATGATCTGCTTGCAGCGCTGGAAAGCCTTGTGCTGTTCACCAATCCGAAGCCGTCGAACGCGGCTGCGCTCAACAACGCGCACCAGGTTATCGCACGCACAAAGGGCCGCGCCATGCCAAACCAGGCAGATAAGGCATCGCCGCCAAAGAGCGAACTTGCCCAGCGCGCCAGTCAAATTCTTGCTTACGCAACAGAACTTGCCAACCGAATCAGCGCTCAGGTTGGTAACGAATATCAGCAATTCGCCAGCATGGGTGAAACAGAAGTTCAGGCAAGATACCGCGTCCGGATCGAACATGCTAACTGGTCTCAGGAGACTTTCGGAGCGGTAGGCCCAATAGGCCCGCTGAAACACCTGGCGAAAGAGGCAATTGAGGCGGCTGAGAATCCAGGCGATCTGTTCGAGTGGGCAGATATGCAATTCCTGCTTTGGGATGCGCAGCGCAGGGCGGGCATAACCGATGAGCAGATCACTAAGGCGATGATCGAAAAGCTGGCGGTAAATAAGTCAAGAAAATGGCCCGAGCCGGAAGATGGTGAGCCTCGCCATCACATCAAGGATTCTGCGGAATAATCCTATTCAGCAAGAATAGCTAAACACAAAGCGGCCTCTGTGATTAAAATGGAGGCCCAAACATTAACGAGGTTTTAACATCATGGCAAAAGTCATCATCCTTAACGCGCCTCCGCGCACCGGCAAAGATACCCTGGCAAACCGAATCTGCGAATTGCTCAAAGAGCGAGGCGTCAGGGTTCACAGCCTGAGCTTTAAGCTCCCAATGTTCCAGATCGCGCAGGCCATGCTTGGCGCAGAGGATTACGTTGAATTTCTGGCTGCATACGACGACCGCGAGCGCAAAGAAAAGCCGCTGCCTGTCCTGAACGGTAAATCTCCCCGCGAGTACATGATCTGGCTGAGTGAAGAAGTAATGAAGCCATCCTTCGGTGTGAACTACTTTGGCCGGCGCATTGCCGGCGCCATCTCCAACATTACCCGGCTTGATGGTCAGGTGGTTATCATGAGCGACGGGGGTTTCCCGGAGGAAATTGATCCGCTTATGGCGCGCGGCCATGAGGTGCATGTTGTGCGCCTGTCTCGACCTGGATACGTTTTCGAAGGAAGCGGAGATAGCCGCAACTACATCAATCAGCCTGGCCTTTCCACACTGCCCAACTATAACGAGCATGACGTCGCCCTGGTAGATGATGCTATTGATGACGGCGCGGCGGCAGTTATCAACGCAGTGTTCGGCATCGGCAATAGCACTAATTGGTAAAAATCCGCAAAGGCATTCTGATAGAGTGCCTTTATTGATTCTCAACCAACCAATCAGAGGCATCATGAAAAGCTTACGCAAAATGATGATTCGCGCTTTCCAGAAAGAGGCGCGCGCATTCAGTGACAGCAAAACCAACCCGAACACTTTACGCCGTTGCGGTTACAAGAGCGCACGCGCATGGGGCCGCATTGCTGCCGGTCTTTATTTCAGCAATGACAAGCGTTCTGAATTACTGGTGGATATGCCAGAGGATTGGCGTGACAGAGAAATCACTCAAGAAATGGTTGACGATTTCGTCAATGAAGAAATCAACTGCTGGTAAGGATAAATCATGAAATATGTTATTCCAACTTCTCACGGTCGCGGTTTTATCGCTGGCAAAAAGTACCTGGTCAAAGACGATTGCATTAACCATTACGGTCGGCATCGTGTCCTGGTGGAAAATGACAAGGGCGTTGATGTTGTCGTTCGGGTTGATGGTGTGAGTTCATGCAGACTGCATGATGGCGTTTTTAACCTGGTCGAGGAAACCGAAAAGGTCGGGCACGGTTTCTATATGTGCAAGAGCGCGCAGATGGTGATTAATGGTGCGACTCCTCTTGGCTGCGAGATTACTACCGCCAACGTTTCGGCAGACTCCCGCGAAAAAGAACTCCTGGGCGAGATTGCAGACCTGAAAGATCGCATATTCTCCTACTGCGAAGCAATTGACGAAATGAAGTCTGCCCACAAGGCCGAATTGAAAGCGGCGGCTGAAAAGACAGAACAGGTCAAGAGCGACTATGAGCAATTGCTGGCGCGAATCCGATCCGCGATGCGCATGTGCAGTGATGAGAATTACGGCATCGTTGAGATGGCTATCATCCTGCGCAGCCTGGCAGACCTGGCAATTAAAAAGGCGGAGGCTGACTTGTCATGACGCATGAAGAAATAATTTTAAAACTTATCTTCATGATCTCATTGTGGGCTGTTGTGTGGTTTTTTTACCTCAAGTGCAACGCATGGAAAATCCCCGCCAGTGACAGAAAGGTTGTTGCCTTCTTTAACGGCATCATTGCGGTACAGGTTTTGTTTGTCGCCATTCAGCTTATTTTATAAAACGCACGAATTGCTAAACATGCCCGGCGAAAGTCGGGCATTATTGTTTCACACCAACCAATGAGGAGAATGAAATGTTTGATTTTGGTAAAAAACAAAACCTGGCCGCGATGCTGCGCTCTATCGCCGACAAGCTGGATGAGGATAATGCCATGCCGCTCTCAATCAGGAGCGAATGCGAAGTTGGCGTAGATGACCTTCTAAGAGCAAAATTTGAAATTGATATCGCCTATATTGGCGACAACAAAAACTCCGACTACGCAGAAGCTTTGGCATCGCTTGACAAGTAGCACGAATTGCTAAACATGCCCGGCCATTTTCGGGCATAATCATCTCATCGAAAACAAATGAGGGCTTCAAAATGTCAAATATCTTTATCGCTACTTCATCTTACGGCGAAATCAAAGCAGGCGACCGTTTCGAACTGGTTCGCGGCGATGTTGATTACCTGCTGGCTGATGATGGTTACACGGTTGAGGTTGTAATTGACAAATACAGCCCTGACTTTGTTATCGCAGCGCGCGGCCCGCGCATCACCTTTGAATCAGAGGAAATGTATGTTCACGGTTAACCTTACCAAAGAGCAGGCCATGAGCCTGCTTTCTTCAGCGCTCACCGGCGACAAGCTGGATCGAGATGTGGCAGATGAAGTTGTTCGTCAGGTGCAGCACCAGGCACATCCTTCACCAACTAACGCGGCTGAAACTTCCGTATGGTTTTATGAGAGCGGCGCTCTAAATCGTCGCATTGAAGAATGGCGCGAGCGCCAGGTGGTGAAGGCATGAAAAAGGCGCTCATTCACGAATACCGGATCGGCAGTGGTAACAATAGCCACATCCGCCGCGTAGTCTACTCGGCAGACAGCGAAGAATCCCGCGAAAAAGGCATGATGAACTTTCAACTTTTAGGCGGTCGGATTTACTTCGCGGATGATGTTGTCGAGATTACTGCGCAGGATTCAAAAACAACGCGTTTTTGAGTTAATTTTAAGCCACCAAATCGCGCCTGTGGATGGCGCATTTTAAAGAGGTGTGATTGTATGTGTATCATGGGTAAAATTGAATGTATGCCTCTTGGCGCTCGCCTGGTGGGGGTTCACGACCAGAATCTCGGGGATGATGTTAGCAACCCGGAGTTCTATAGCAAAGATATTGCCTTTAAACCTCAAAACATTGAGATCCACGATGGCAATTTCACGTTAATGGGTTCCTTCTCTCGCTCTCGTGATGGCCGCGCCGTGATTATTGAGATCGGGATTAAGCGCGGTTCGTGGGTTATGTGGGAATATGTTGAAGAACTTCCGTTTTAAGGAGGCAAGATGTTAGGTTTGAGCGAGCCGCACTACAACGCCGCAAAGGCAGCGGCCAAAAAATGCAGCGCCGAGATAAAGAGCCAGATCCAGAAGGGAAAGAAGTATGATGAGGTTGCTGGGTCGATAATCACAAAGCATTTCGAGCCGGTACATCTGATTACTGATGGCAAGGTAACGCGCACGAAGTTCATTTGGATTTGCGGCTATCTAAATGGCCGGTTTGGAACGGCGTATGATTACGAATAGAGCAATCGCCATCTGAACGGTTGACTTATGAAATTCATGCGCTTAAGCTGGACTCCTTTACATAAGAGGCTCAACCTGAGCAACGCGCGGCGCGATAGCCGCACCATGACAGCCGGGAAAGACCGGCACAAACCGGAAAGGGCATTTGGGCGATGTATTTTACTTTCGTTAACCATGTAAGTGCCCTATCCAGTTTTCGTCACGTTAGCGACTTTGCGGGTTTTTAGAAACCGACCATAAAAGTAAATGCAAACGATGATCTGATGTTGATGGCGGCGTAACAGCCTTAAATCACGGGATCTTCCGACTCCCTGCTACCAAATTCGGCGCACTGGCCCGGTGTGATTAATAATGGGCAACAAACCATTCAGAGGCGAACATGACGTTTAATGTGCGACTTAAGATAATGCTTATGGGCCGGGCCTGCCGGTCATGCAGTCAGATTTTTGAAACAACCGTACAGGCAAGCGGCGCTGAGGAAGCGGTAGCAGAAGCTAAGGCGAAAAGCAAAGCTGATCCTGAGACTCACAAGTTTTCCATACTTTCAATTAAGGAGATGTAAATGATCGAGTTTATCAATAGCTTTTCAGCGTGGACTATTTTCTTCCTGGGCTTCGCGGTTGGCATCTTTGCCATCTCTGTCGCTGGGCATTTCGCATTGCGATATATGGTGAAGAAAAACCTTTACGCGTCGGCATCGTTCAACCCGAAACGAAATCTATGGCGAGTCAAGGGGCAATACCTGATGATTTCCGCCAAGTTGCATGACGCCATCAAAACCGGTAGTTCTCAAGTCAAGTATGTTGACTGACGGACACGCCGAAAACTAACCGCCCATTGAGGCGGTTTTTTATTGCCTGCATTCTGTTATAATCCGACCCCATGAAGAAAGGAGGATTTGACCTATGAAAGATAAAAACGGTATGCCGGTATACAACATGCGCGATCTGTACAATAAGAAATACGGTGATATCGCCAGAATGAACAAAGACAACCAGATCACTCCGGAGGAATTATTTAACTTTGCCGTGAAATACTTCAAGTGGGCAGAGGAACAGTATATTCGCGCTGGTGAAACGGCATCATTCCAGGGTCACGTATACCAGACAGAGGTGGCGAAGCCTCGCGTGTTTACCGCCAAAGGCTTTTGTCTTTTTACCGGTTTTAATGAAAAGCGGCTCCTGGAATGGCGAAAGAAAGACGGATTCAGTGACGTAATGGCTTTCGTTGACGCTGTGATCCATGAGCAGAAATTTCAGCTTGCTGCTAACGGAATGGTAAACACTGGATTCATCATGCGAGACCTGGGTATGACTTCATCATCCGAAAGTGAAGTTTCCACCAGCGAAAGCGAGGCGATTGATAGCGTCAAAGCTGATGAGGTTCGCAGCGCCGTTAAATCTGTACTGGAGAAGCTTTAATGTTGATTTGGGAAGAACTGACGCCAGCCGAGAAGCGGGCAATAAAAGAGATAAGCGAGCAGTCATTCGAGAAGATGATTCAGATCTGGTATCAGCTTATACAGGGGCAGCGCTTCCTGACCAATTGGCACTTTTCGCTTTTATGCTATGAAATGGAACGCATTATCAGGGGCGAGGTTCAGAACGTGATTTTCAATATCCCGCCAGGCTCCGGCAAAACTGAGTTGTTCTCTATCCACGCGCCGGTTTATGCCATGCAGCAGAGCGGGAAGGTTCGAAATCTTAACCTGTCATTCTCTGATGGTCTTGTTCAGCAAAACAGTCATCGAGTACGGGAGATTGTCGGATCTGAGCCATTCCGCACGTTATGGCCGAGCAAGCTGGCGAGAGCGAGCGCAAAAGATATTGCCGTTCTCAACCCTGCCGGTAAAACGTGGCTGTCTATGGCGTCTCGTTCTATCGGCGGACAGGTTACAGGTCTGCGCGGCGGGTACATGGATGACGGCTTTACCGGAATGCTGATGCTTGACGACCCGGATAAACCATCGGATATGCTGTCAAGCGTCAAGCGAACGGCGGCGCATATGCTGTTAAAGAACACCGTCCGATCCCGTAGAATGAAAGATACGACGCCTTGCGTTGTTGTTCAGCAAAGGCTACATGTTAACGATTCGACCTGGTTCCTGACTAACGGCGGTATGGGCGGCATTGAGTTTGAAGTGGTTAGCATTCCTGCGCTGGTTACGGAGGAATATCGCGAGTCGCTTCCTGACTGGTTAAAGCCGCAGTTTGATAAAGATGTGTTGACCAGCGAGCCAGTGATAATAGACGGCGTGAAGCATTATTCGTTTTGGCCCTCGAAAGAGAGCGCGCAGGCGCTTTATGCTATGTACCTTGCCGATCCGTATACGTTTTGCTCGCAGTATCAGCAGAAGCCTTTTGCTTTGGGTGGAAACTTGCTCAAATCAGAATGGATGCCGCTATACGGGAACACGTCGCGCGCAACGGCGACAGCGCCAGAGCGATTTGAGTATACCGTCATAACTGCGGATACAGCCCAAAAGACAGCAGAGCAAAACGACTATTCGGTATTTGTTCATTGGGGCATCTACAAAGAGAAAGCCTATTTTATCGACGGCAGGCGAGGCAAGTGGGAAGCACCAGATCTGGAAACGAATTTCGTGGCATTCGCAAAGGAATGCTACCGTAACGGCAAGCAGATCGGCTCACTGAGAAAAATTCTGGTGGAGGATAAAGCGAGCGGTACGGGTTTAATCCAGGGGGCATCCAAAAAGGTGCCGGTTGAGATAATTCCCGTTCAGCGAGACACCGACAAAGTAGTGCGTGCTATGGACGCCGCGCCAGTGATGAAAGCTGGGCGCGTGTTGCTGCCTGACAACCACCCGATGCTTGAGGAAATCCAGGCCGAAGTCGCTGCATTCACCGCCGACGACTCACACCCACACGATGATATTGTCGATAACATCGTTGACGTGGTTAATATTGAGTTGAACATCGGGAACGATGCTGTTACGAGAATGAAACGCCTTGCTGGTATCAAGTCTTGACGTATAATGGGCCACCTATGGCCCATTTTTTTTGGAGTTTATTATGTCAAAGCCAGAATTGGTTAAAGAGGATTCCTATGAATCCACGTTTAAGGGCGGTGATGGACGAAAGGGTTTAGCCGTTATTTCGCCACTCTTGCAGGGCAGCACGTTATCAAAATTATACGCGGAAGATGACATTGCCCGTCGCATTGTAGATGTGGTGCCGGAAGAAATGATTTCGGCAGGCTTCCAGATCGACGGCGTTGGCGATGAGGACGATTTTCGTTCTTATTGGGATGAGATCCGGGTAGAGCAGCAAATCACTGACGCTCTTTGCTGGTCTCGCCTTTTCGGCGGCGCGGCCATCGTGGCGCTCATTAATGACCGTCGAGCGCTTACGTCTCCCGCCGTACCTGGCGCAAAACGCATTGAGGGCATCCGAGTTTATGACCGTACTCAAATTAAGGTTAAAAGCCGAGTAACCAACGCCAGATCCATGCGTTACGGTGAGCCTGAAATTTATACTGTGATGCCTGGCGGTGAGGTGACTGATTATGATGTTCACTATACCCGCGTGCATCTCATTGACGGCGAGCGACTTCCAAACGGGGAGCGCAAGAAAAATGACGGCTGGGGGGCATCGGTTTTAACTAAGAGACTCGTAGAGGCCATTGAGGATTATAACGAGTGTCAAAAGCTGGCAACTGAAATCCTTCGCCGCAAACAACAGGCCGTGTGGAAAGCGCAAAACCTTGCTCAACTTTGCGAAGACGACGACGGCAGGAGCGCGGCGCGCCTGCGACTGGCTCAGGTTGACGATAACAGCGGCGTTGGCCGGGCAATTGGTATCGACGCCAACGATGAAGATTATGTAGTTCTCAACTCTGACGTTTCCGGCGTGCAGACCATTCTTCAAGAGAAGATGGATCGCATTGTTGCCCTGTCTGGAATCCATGAAATTATTCTCAAGAACAAAAACACTGGCGGCGTTAGCGCCAGCCAGAATACCGCGCTTGAGACGTTTCACAAGCTGGTAGATCGCAAGCGTAATGATGATTACCTGCCGGTTTTGGAGTTCCTTCTGCCATTTATCGTTCAGGAGAAAGACTGGTCAATTATCTTTAACCCTCTGAGTAAGCCGAGCGATAAAGATAATGCCGAAATCCTCGGAAAGAATGTTGAAAGCTTGGGCAAAGCTGTTTCTGAGCAGATGATCACGGTTGATGAAGCGCGCGACACCATACGCGCCATTGCACCGCAGATTAAGCTGAGCAAAAGCAACAACGTAACCTTTGAAGAAAACGAAGAAGAAGATCCGGTAGAGCCTGAGCCTGATCTTGAGATGGGGGAATAACTATGATAATTAAGGGAATCGCTAAAAAGTGGCGATTCCCTGATTCCAGCGAAAGGCAGCTAAGTACCATGCTGCAATCGGGGGTCAGGGATCTCGTTAAGCGTCTTAGGGAGCGCACGCGAGCGATGAAGTTCGATGCCACAAGCGAGGAAATAAACACCGCAGAAAGTGATGCTGAATCTTTGGCCGATCAGTTAATCAGCGCCATTGTCGCCGCCCTTCCGGCTCTAGCCTTGCAGGTATACCGTTTCAACCGCAAGCAGTGGATCTTGGTGGCGATATCTGCCGGTGGCAAAGATAATTTATCTGTCAGGCTTTTACAGACGCTTGGTGATAATTACCGCGAGTCATGGGAGGATGAGTTACAGCGGCAGTGGGAGGATATGGCAGAGCAGTCAGTAAGGAAGATGTTCGACAACATCATCGCTGACTGGTCATCAAAAATCAGGCAGGGTAATTTCAGCAGCCAGAATGACGCTCAGGTCAGAGAGATGGCAGAGCAGAGATTTGTCGTGTATCGTGGCTGGGCTAAAAACAGAGCTTCCGGAATCGTTGGGGCGTGGAATAGCAGACTGATGCGGCAGCGACTTCAAGATGCAGGAGTTACACACTATTTCTGGCGTGGTATCATGGACGACAGAGAACGACCCAAGCATGTCTCATGGGAGGGAAAGAGAATATCCCTTGATGATATACATCCATTTCCAGGTGAAGAATACGGATGCAGATGCTGGGCGGTGCCAGACTTTTCAACCAATCAGGAGAATTAGCAATGACAGCAAAGCAGCGTTACGACTCTGCGCGGATTAGCGCCAAAATCGACGAAAACGGTTTTCTTGTGGATCGGCCAATCGTCGCTCGAATCGGATTGCAGATTTACCAGACGCCAAACGGCGAGCGCCGAGAGTTCCGCCCTGCGTCGGAGGTTTTCAAGGCCGATTCATTACAGAGCTTTTCCGGCAAGCCTGTAACCCTGGGGCATGTTACTGTCACGCCGGACAACGCCGAGGAAGTTGTTGTTGGAGCATGTCATGGCGCAGGTCTGCCGAATGGGATCGGCGTTGAGGTTCCGCTTTGCATCTACTCCCGACGCGCTATTGAGAGCGCAAAGTCAAAGCGCACTGCGGAAATTTCGGTAGGTTACACCTCGGAGGATGTGGAAAAATCAGGATGGGGCAGTAACGAAACTGGAGAGTTCATTCTTGAAGAAGATATGAAGCAGGATCAGCTTATCCCGGATGGGTGGGTTAAGTTCGACGCATTGCAGACCAACATCACGGTTAATCATGTGGCAATGGTTTTTAAAGGTCGCGCCGGTATTGCGAAATTAAATCTTGATAGTAACCAGGATTTTCCATATGATGAGCCGGTTATTTCCAAACTGAAACAGGATGACGAAATGAAAAAAATCAAACTTGACAGCGGCGAAACTGTAGAGGTAACGCCGGAAGTTGCGAGCCATATCGAAGCTATCCAGAGCCGCGCGGCGACGGCGGAGGCGAAAGCCACTACTCTTGAAGTTGAGCGCGACAATCTGAAATTGCAGGTTGAGCAAATTCCGAGCAAAATCGAAGCGGCAGTAAATCAGGCAAAAGCCGACGCCGCCGAGCGCTCCAAGCTGGTAGAAATCGCAAGCGCCGTTGGCGTCAAGTGCGATGGTCTGGATGATAAGCAGATTAAGATCGCCTTTGTTAAGGCTGTCACTAATCGCGACGTTAGCCAGAAAGACGACAGCTACATTTCCGCCGCGTTCGATCTGGCGAAAGATGCCGATCCGATGGCTGAACAGCGCCGCACCATCAAAGGCGATGTTGAGCAGAACGCGTCGAAAGAGAAAGGCGACTCAGCAGGCCCGCGCCCTGCAAGCCGGCTGGCTAAACTGAAAGCTTAATCAACTATTGGCTGGCGGCCATGCCGCCACCTTCCAAAAATAAAAGAGGTAACAATCATGGCAGAAATTCCGGCTTACTATCAAAGCGAGATGGCCGTTGCGCTTCCGGGCCAGGTCTCCGACACTTCCGCATATAACATTGATGGCGCTTGCGTCGTTGATGGCGACGCGGATATCCTGGTCGGCGTTGCAGTTCAGATCGCGAGCGTTGACCCGCTGGGCCACAAGCTGATTCGCGGCATGGCGGCTGGCAAAAAGCCTTACGGCATCGCCATCCGCTCTCACTTCCAGACCGATTCGTCCGGCGCTAACATGGTGTACAAATCCGGCAGCGGCATTAACGTCATGACGAAAGGCCGCGTTTGGATGCGTTCCAGCGACGCAACACTCACCGCGCAAGCTTACGGCACTCCGCTTAAGATCGACGTTAACGGCCTGGCGAATACCAGCGCAGAACAAACGAACATCGAAACCGGCTGGATCTACACCGGCAGCGTGACGACCTTCAAGGGCATCAAGCTCGCAGAGGTTCAGCTTTTGCAGGTGTAAAACCGATGTTAATATAAAGACCGCTTAGGCGGTCTTTTTTTTGGAGATAAACAATATGGCTGATTATTCGAACGTAATGCTGCAACAATGCCCAGGTTCCATAGGTGACACAAGCGAATATAATATTGATGGCGCTTGCTTCGTCTCAGAATCGGTTGCCAGTGTTGTCTGCGGGCAAATTGTGGCTGTAAAGTCAGTGGTTGACGGGTACAAGGAAATAACCAACCAGATTCCTGACGGGCTTGCTTATGGGGTAGCTTTGAGATCCGCTCTTGTTCTTGGGAAGAATGCGAACGGGAGACGTGCTTACCTGAGCGGTGAGCCGATATCGGTTGTGTCGCATGGCCGCGTTTGGGTTCTCACGAATACCATTCAAAGCCAGCCCCGACCCGGAAGCGCTGTTAAAACTTCGGCATCCGGGATCGCAAGTAGTACGGGCAGCGAAATTTACGGGTGGACTTATACTGGCGGCTTTATTAAGTGGGATGAAACTTATTGGCTGGTGGAAGTTCAGATCAAGCAGTCATCTGCATTTTTGCGGCCCGCTGCGGGATAGCAAAAAATACGGTTGATTGCTTAACAAAAAATGCTATGATGTGGGCGTTAATTGATAACGCCTATTTCTAAGGAGTTTTTATGTCTAAAGTCAAATATGACGAGTACGAAAGCCTGGTCGTGACTCAGCATCTGGAACGCCACGGTTTTAAAGCCGATGCCGTTGATGCTGGCATTTGGACGGCGCAGGAATTGCACCGCATTAAATCGCAGGCTTACGAAGAAGAATACCCGGTCGGTTCCGCGCTGCGCGTTTTCCCGGTAACGAACGAGCTTTCTGACACGGATAAAACCTTCGAATACCAGGTTTTCGACAAAGTTGGTCTGGCGCAAATCATCGCCGACTACACCGACGACCTGCCGACCGTTGATGCGCTGATGTCCAGCGAGTTTGGCAAAGTTTACCGCCTGGGTAACGCCTTCCTGATTTCCATTGATGAGATCAAAGCTGGCGCTCGAACCGGTAAGCCGCTCTCAAACCGCAAGGCAGCAGCCGCGCAACTGGCTCACGATCAGCTTGTTAACCGCCTGGTGTTCAAGGGTTCCGCGCCGCACAAAATCGTTTCCGTGTTCAACCATCCGAACATCACGAAAATTGTTGCTTCGGCTAAGTGGCTGGCTGACGATGGCACCAAAAACGCCGAGCAGGCATCCAGCGATCTGGAAAACGCGATTGAAATCCTGCAAACTCAGACGCAGGGCCAGCATCGCGCAACCAACATCCTGATCCCGCCGTCCGTTCGTAAGGTTCTGGCAGTTCGTATGGAAAATACCACGCAGAGCTACCTGGATTATTTCAGCGCGCAAAACGCAGGTATCACCATCGAATCCATCGCGGAACTCGAAGATATCGACGGCGCTGGTACGAAAGGCGTGCTGGTGTACGAGAAAAACCCGATGAACATGAGCATTGAGCTTCCTGAGCTTTTCAACATGCTCCCGGCGCAACCGAAAGACCTGCATTTCAAAGTGCCTTGCACCTCCAAATGCACCGGCCTGACGATTTACCGTCCTCTGACGCTTGTTTTAATTACCGGCGTATAATAATATTAAGCCTCTCATAGAGAGGCTTTTTTATTAACGGAGAAAAATATGTCTAAGAAAACCACTGAGCAGCAGAGCGAAGCGACCGCAGAGCAGAAGAACGAAGTGACCAGCCCGGCATCTCACATCCTGGTTAACGATGGGGCTTGCGTCATTCACTTCGGCGGCAAGCGCGTTATGCCTGGCGAGTCTTTCGAGGTTGACGCTGACGCACTGAAAAATCAGGGCATCGTTTATTCCATCTGCCGTGGCGAGCTTTCCGTAAAAGGCAATCCCGATCTGACCAAACAGATCAAAGAAGATGCCTATTCCAAGCGCAGCAAAGACCCTTACGAGGGTAAGACGCTGAAAGAGCTTGAAGACGGCGGCGAAATCTAAAAACAAGGGCGCTGATAGCGCCCTTTTTCATATCAGGGTGAAATCATGAACGAGAATATCCTACTGATTATCCGACAGCTTGCCCCGCCGATGAAAAAAATTCCGGATGAAACTATCGAAGCGTGGGTCGAGATGGCGAAGTTGTTCGTTTGCGAAAGCAAATTTGGCGATGATTACGACAGGGCGCTTGCGCTTTACACGCTCCACCTGATGACTCTTGAAGGCGCGCTCAAGACCGAGAAAGACAGCGTTGAGAGCTACACGCAGCGAGTAGCGTCATTCTCTCTGAGTGGTGAGTTTTCGCAGACTTTCCAGAGCACGACGGGAGGAGACAAGTCGTTAAGCGCTACGCCGTGGGGCGAAATGTATCGCGCCCTAAACCGCAAAAAAGGCGGCGGGTTCGGCCTGATTACCGGGCTGCGCAGGGGGTGCTGCGAATGAATTACGATCAGATCAGGGCAATGGCATCTGCCGGGATTGATTTTTTCAGCGACGGCGATGGTAATTTTAAGTGCATCACGCAGCAGGGAGGCGTTAAGATGGTTGGCGGGGTTGAGGTTCCGGTCGCAGAGCAAAGCGTGACAATCCACGGTTTAATACGATCTCCAAAGATACGTGAGGTTGACGGCGAGCAAATCATGGTTACTGATAAGCTGGGTATTTTCAACGCCGATGTAGAGATCAAGAAGGGGTATCGAATTGTCGTTGATGGCGAAACATACACCGTTACGGAGCCGAGACCAGTCAGGCAAACCGGCACAACGGTAGCATATCGCCCAATTTTGCGGAGGATTGCAGTTGGTGGCTAACTACAAGATCAACACCTTCACGACCAGTATTGACAAGTGGATAGACGCTGCCGGATCTGGCATTACCGACTGTATAGAAATAATGGCCGGTAAAGTACAGGAAGATCTGGTTAATCGCTCACCCGTCGATACTGGCCGCTTCCGTGGAAATTGGCAGGTGACAGCTAACCGACCGGCAATGCACGCGCTGAATAATTACGACCGAGACGGCGCGGATACCATCGCAGAAGGAAAACGCGCCGTTTATGCCATGCTGCGCGGCGGCGGCGCTGTTAAGCAGATCTGGTTTTCAAACATGCTAATCTACGCGAACGCTCTTGAATACGGCCACTCCAAACAGGCACCGGCTGGCGTTGTCGGAGTGGTTGCGGTAAGGCTAAGATCTTACCTGGCGGACGCGATAAAAGAAGCGAGGGCAAAGAATGCACTATGAATTAATGCTGGCGGCAAGGGTTTTGCTTGATACGCAATTCGGCCCGGCCTACTCGATATCTTATGAGAACGTTCCTTTCGTTCCTCCTGCTGATGGTTCCATGTGGTTAAAATTCGACTATATGGAGGCCGATACGATATTCCTTTCCCTGGATCGGAAATGTAAGTCTTATATCGGCATCGTCCAGGTCGCCGTTATTTTCTCGCCAGGTGACGGCACCGATGCGGCCCGCCGCGCCGCGTCCGATATTGCCAAATTCTTTTACGATGGTAGAATGTTGCAGCATGGCTACATCTATCAAGGCGCAGAAGTGCGGCCAGTTCAAAAACATGAGACGGGGTATATGATCCCGGTTCGATTTACGGTTCGTTTCGACGAAAAACAGGAGTAATTTATGCACCTTCCTAACGGTTCTCAAATTTTCATCGGTAGCGAGATGGGCGCGGAAATTAACGCGACTCAAGTTTCCAAAGCCGAAAAGCCGGTTCTTTCTGTGGCGTCTACTGATGGCGTAGCGGCGGGCAACTACGTTATTATTACCAGCGCCACCTGGGGCCGCATGGTTGATCGTGTTCTTCGCGTGGATTCCATCGTCGAAGATACCAGCGTTACCCTCGAAGGCATCGACACCACCGATCCGAACGTTTTCCCAGCAGGAACCAACACCGCCACCTTCCGCGTCATCACTTCGTGGACTGAGATCCCATGTGTTCAGGATCTGGCGCAGGACGGCGGCGAGCAGCAGTTCTATACCTACCAGTGCCTTTCTGACGATCAGGAACAGCAGCTTCCGACCTTCAAGAGCGCCGTGTCGCTGACTTACACGTTCGCGCATGAGTATAACAACCCGATCTATCCGATGCTGCGCAAGGCTGACGAAAGCGGCGAAGTTACACCAATGCGCATGTTCGTGCCGAAGGCTAAAGAAATGCGCCTGTGGGCCGGGGTTCTTTCTTTCAACGAAATCCCGCAAACCAGCGTCAACGAAATGGAAACTGTATCACTTTCCGTTTCCCTGAAAGGTAAATTTACATTCCTACCTTCCGAGTAAAAACACGGGGCATTGCGCCCCGTTTTTTATTGCCATATAATCCAAGCTTCAACAATACGGAGATAATGACATGTCAAAGAAATTCAAGATTACCCTGGGCCGCCTGCCTGATTTCAAACTGCCGGTATCAATGATGCTTCAAAATGGCGAGACTGGCGATATGTGTTTCACGGTTCGCCACCTTAAGGCGTCGGAACTACAGGAAATGATGCAGCAGGAAAAACCGGTAAGTGACGTAGAATTTATTAAAACCATAGCGTCTGGCTGGGATCTGGAAGAAGAATTTAACGACGAAAATATTGCCGAGCTTCTGTCTCTTTTCCCGATGGCCGCAGCTTCAATGATGGAAGCTTACACTGCCGCAATGATTGGCGCGCGGGCAAAAAACTAAAACGGGCCGTTTACCTGTACTATCAGAAAGATCCCACTGATGAAGAATTGAAAGCCGTTGGCTTGAGCCGCGAAGATTACGAAGGAGAAGATCCGGAAGAAGTGATTTTCGATGAATCAATGATGGAGTCTTGGGATCTGTTTTGCGCCATGCAGACACAATGGAGATCGGCAGGTGGCGGCCCATACGGATTTGATTATAACGTTTTGCCTATGCTATTCAGAGTCTATAGAATAGACGACGAAGAAGCGGCGTTTAACGATTTGCGAATCATGGAGTCCAAAGCTCTTGAGATGCTAAATCAGAAAAGCAAATAAGCGCCCTGGTGGCGCTTTTTTTATAGGAGTTACTTTTATGGCCGAACAATTCGCCGGTATTGCTCTTGGTGTTGACGTGTCGCAGGTGGATAACGCCACGCGATCACTCAAGCGCTTCAAGGAAGCAAACCAGGAAGCTGCCAAAGGCATCAGTGAGTTCGTGGATGCCGAACAGGTTGCAAAGCAACAGGCTAAAGACCATTCCGCCGAGGTTTCAAAACAGGCGAAGGCGTACCGGGAAATCCAGAACGCCATAGATCCGACAGCTAAAAAAATGGACAGGTTGCGCGCTGCGGCGGAGCAGCTTGATAACCTGTGGAACAAGGGCGTAGTTCCCGACAAGCAATTTTTTGAGCTTTCGGAAATGCTTGAGCAACAGCAGAACAAGCTGGCTGTTGCAAAGAAAGCGCTGACCGAGGAAGGCCGGGCCGCGCTGGAGGAATCACGCCAGAAAGCAAAAGCCACCGCAGAGGGTCAGAAGTTCATAGCCACCTTGAAGGCACAGGCAGACGCGGCTGGCAAGGCGCAATCTGAACTTGTCGAGATGCGGGCGGCGCAGCTTGGCGTTTCCGAGGCAGCAGCGCCATTTGTTGCCAGCCTGCGCGAGCAGGAAGCGGCAGTATCTAAGCTGGGCGTGTCGATGGGCCAGTATAAGCAGGCGATGCGCATGTTGCCGGCGCAGATCACGGACGTGGTGACTTCGCTGGCTTCGGGAATGCCAGTCTGGATGGTGGCGATCCAGCAGGGCGGGCAGATTAAGGACTCTTTCGGCGGAATTGGTAACACGTTCCGGGAACTTGCCACGTTCATTACGCCGATGAATGTGGCTATCGGTGCGGCGGCGGCTGCGCTTGGCGGCCTGGTGTTTTATGCCATCAAGAGCCAGACAGAGCTTGATAATTTGAAAAAATCAATCAGCGAGTCTCTCGGAATATCAGAGGCTTACGCTCAAAAGCTGGCGATTAATATCCGAAACATCGCCGATGCGTCAGGAAAGACTGCCGATGAAGTTACCGCAGCCTTCGTTTCCACAAAGGATGGCGCTGGCGAGGCAATCCAGAAACTGCTTGATGTTGGTTACAGCTACCAGGATGCCAAAGATCTGGTTAACCAGTACAAAAACGCCTCGAATTTCACCGCCGTTAACGAGGAAATCGAAAAGCACAAACTGAAAGCTGCTGGCATCAAGGATAGCTGGAGCGATGTGGCACAGGGCGTTAAGGAATACTACACCGCAGCAAGTTTAGGCAGGGCTAATGTCGCGCTTGGTGGCGCTTATGATGGCTCATTGCAGGAACTGCAAAAGACCAGAGATTTCGTTGCGGCCAGTAAGCAAGGGTGGCTTGATGGCCAAAAGGCGGCAGCAGCGGCAAACGAAGAAATTGGCAAGATGTACCTCAACACAAATCGTGTTGCCGGTGCCGAGAAAGAGTTGCAGGAAATCTATAAGCTGCGGAGTAAGGCGCAGTTAACCGGCGATAAGGAAGCCATCCGCCAATCAGAATACTTGATCGAGCAGAAGAAAAAGGAAATCAAAGAGATTCAGGAGGCCGAGGCCAAGAAGAATCGACCGAAGAAATCGCCAATCGTCCGGGGAGCAACGGAAACATACGATCAAGAAACGCTGGCATTGCAGGCGCAGCTTAAAACGCTACGCGAGCATACTACCATCAATGATCGCATTTCCAGGCAGCGCCAAAATCTCTTTGAGACAGAGGCGAAAATCAGCATCCTGGAAGATGCGCAGGGTAAGCGCCGCCTTTCTGCCAGCGAGCAGGAGTTGCTGACCAACAAGGCTTCTGTGCTGGAAACGGCGCGCCGAAATGCCGAGCTTGGCGATGCGATCCAGCTTCAAACTCGCATGAATAAGTTGCAGCAAGACAGCTCTAACTACATGAGAGACCTGGAGGATCAGCAGCAGTCTATCAACCTGCGGGCCAAAGGATACACCGACCAGCAGATCCAGCGGGAGGAACAGCTTAACGCCATCCGGAAGAAGTACGAACAGGCTGCGGAAGGGGTTACAGATCAGGATAAGATTGCAGAAATTAACCGGCAAAAAGATGCGGTTCTGGCGGCGCAGCAGAAGCTGTACGACAGCGAGGACAGCTTAAGCAGCAACTGGCTTGCTGGAGCGAAAAACGCATTCGCTAAATATGGCGAATCGGCGATGGATATGTATAGCAACGTTGGGAAAATCGCAGGTGCTGCGCTGAACGGTTTAAGTAATCAGATGACTGAATTTCTGACAACCGGCAAAGCCAGCTTTAAAGATTTCGCAACTTCAATCATTAAAATGATTGTTGAGATGATATCCAAGATGGTCATCTTTAACGCCCTTTCAGGGCTGACAGGCGGAAAAACCTGGGGTATGTCCGATATCATTGGTAGCTTCGCTGGTGGCGGATACACTGGCGCTGGCGGGAAGTACGAGCCGAAAGGTGTCGTTCATGGTGGCGAATTTGTATTCACCAAAGAGGCAACTAGCAGGATCGGAGTGAAAAACCTTTACCGCATGATGCGTGGATACGCGAACGGCGGGCAGGTTGGCGGATCAAGTTTTGGGGGATCATATCGGACGGTTGCCGGATCTGCTTTCAACTTTGGTGACATTAACGTTGAAGTTAACAACGGGAACGACCCGGCAAGTACGGAGCGCGGCGTCAAGATGATTTTTGAACAGTTAATACGGGAAGCCTGTACGCAAGGCGGAGCGGTTTATAATTACGTGGAGAGTAAACGATAATGGCAAAACTTGACAGCTTCAACTGGTGTACGCAGGTGCAAAACGGCGGCGGGGCCATGACAACTACGAACAATGACCGAATGGTTGTTTTCGGAAACGGATATACGCAGGTTGCATCATCTGGATATAACACCGTCCGCAGGGAATTTTCCATCACTTACGCTGGCGATGATTATATTCAGGTGCTTGATTTCCTTAATAGTCACCGCCTAAAGCCTTTTCACTGGAAATCCCCCGATGGCAAATCTGGTTTGTTCCGTGTGAAGGCCGACAGTGTGACGGCGACGCCGATTTCTTCAACCGTTCAGGAGGTGAAAGCAACTTTCACCGAGCAATTTACCAGCATGACCTGACACCAAAGCCGCCTTTGTGCGGCTTTTTTATTGGTGCTACAATGGCCGGAAATAACGGAGGTAAAAACATGTCAATAGACCTGAACAAAGATTTCTCAAACTGTCTGCAAAGTCTCTACCCTGGCGAGATCCTAACGCTGGTGGAGATTGACGGAACTAAGTTTGGGGCGCGAGTTTATCGCTTCCACGCTGAAAACCTGCAATATACCGCAGAGGAATTGATGGTCGCCCAGCAGACCGGCACGCTCCCATCCAAAGATGTTAAGTTTCATGGGAAAACTTACGGCGCGCGACCGTTCGGCATTTCCGGCATTAGCTTTTCCAGCGACGGTAAACCAGGCAAGCCGCAGCTAACGCTTTCCAACATTGACAGCCAGGTTTCGGCCCTGATTCGCACCTATAACGGCATGATGCAGGCAAAGGTTACGATCTACATCGTGGCGGCTGACTTGATGGATGCTAACGGAAACGTTGCAGATGGCGCATTCCGCAGACTGACTTATTACATTGAGCGCCCCAATTTCTGCAATCCAACGATTGCCAGATTCGATCTTACATCTCCATACGATATGGATGGCATCATGATACCACCGCGAGTAACTCAGTCGGTCTGTTATTGGGCGCAGCGTAACTGGTACAAAACCGGAAAGGGTTGCGGGTACAACGGGCCGCGAATGTTCGATAAAGACAACAATCCGGTTACAGATCCATCCCTCGACAGATGCGCCGGAACGGTGACGGCCTGCAAACTCCGATTTGGAGAGGATGCAGAGCTGGATTTCGGCGCTTGTGCAGTGGCTTCTTTGATGAGTAGAACGCAATGATAAACGCAAAAATTAAGATGGAAATTATGCGCCACGCTAAAGAGGTATACCCTCAAGAATGCTGTGGCGTGGTGACACAGAAATCGCGCGTACAGAGATACCACCGCATTGATAACGTGCATCCAGATCCGGAAAATCATTTCATGATGGATGTTTCTCAGTATGCGGAAGTTATGGATTCTGATCAGGAAATCATAGCTATTGCCCATAGCCACACCGGCGACGGCGCTACTACGCTGCCGAGCGCTCACGATACCTGCATGTGTGACGAAATGCAGATCACCTGGGTTATCGTGTCGCTTCCAGAGGGTGATATGCGTTTCGTTGAGCCTGCTACTCGACCTCTGACCGGCAGGCCGTGGGCGCT